GCTAAAGAGCGTGATCCATTAAAGAAAGGTGAAAAAGATCCTAGAGATGATGAAAAAGTAATTGAAAAAGAAGCTAAAGATAATGCTGAAAAAGAAAGGGCGAAAGAAAAGGAGCATGAAAAAGAAAGGGAAAAGGCGAGGGAAAAGGAGAGTGAAAAAGCGACAAGGGAGTCAGAAGGTAGAGATGAAGCTGCTAAAGAGCATGATCCTTTAAAGAAAGGTGAAAAGGATCCTAGAGATGATGAAAAGCTAAAAGAAAAAGAAGCTAAGGATAAAGCTGAAAAAGAAAGAACAAAGGAAAAGGAGCATGAAAAAGAAAGGGAACATACGAGGGAAGATGAAAGAGATCATGCTAGTAGGTTAAATGATTTATTAGGAATATTACCTCTTGGAGGACCTAATATACATTTTCCTTTTTTTCCTCCATTAGGGCCTGGAGGGCCTGGAGGGCCTCAAGCAACTGTAACACCACCTTTTTATGATATATCATATCCACCTCCGCCGCCAGAATTACCACCACCATATATAATACCTACACCTAGAATAACAGCAGTAGCACCAGTAGCAGCCGCAGCACCAGCCGCAGCACCAGCAGAAGGACCAGAAGGACCAGAAGGACCAGAAGAAGGAACTATTACATTTACTTTACAAAATCAACCAACACAAGATATACAAATATTAATTCAAAGTTTATCAGATGATTTAGAGTTTAATACAAATATATTAAATTTTCCATTAAGTGCATGGGATACACCAGTAAGTATTAAATATAATTGTGATCTAGATACAGATATACCACCAGAAGATCGTGTTATACATAAAGTAAAAAGAAGTATACCAAAAAAACCAATTGTTAAACAAGTGCCAACTATTTATCAACAATATCCTTTAACACAAGATTTATTAAATACACAAAAATCTTATGTTAGGAAAATATTAAAAAAACCAGTTCAGACATTGGAAGAAGCATTACGTGAAATAGATAAAAAAGTAGAAAAGAAAGAAGAATTTGATATTATGATTGGCGGGGATAATGATATAATACCAACTTATGCTGATAGATTCTATAGATTATTAGATATTGTAGAACCATCATTAGAATATGAAGATAATGATATAATACCAACTTATGCTGATAGATTCTATAGATTATTAGATATTGTAGAACCATCATTAGAATATGAAGATAATGATATAATACCAACGTATGATGATAGATTATATAAATTAGTAGATATTGTTATTCCAACATTTATAGGTGGTCAAAATGATGAAGATTTAATAGCACAATTAGATTATACTACTATTGCCAGTGAAATCAGTGCGGCTGATTTGAGTGATAATTTAGTTGCATCAATACAATATACATTACAACAAGATATATCATCAGAATTAAATATACAAATAATAATAGATTCTGATACATGGGTTATTGAACCACCGATGCTAACATTTGATACTCAAACAAATAATGTAGAAACATATTTTTTCTCACAAAATGTATATCAAGTGTTAGAAGATTTACATACACAATCTAAAGCAAATGATATTAGTAATAAATTTCAAGATTATGTTGATAATTATCAAGAAACCACATTACACCAAATAGAAAATGAGCATCAGCAAGGTTTACAGAATGCTCAAGATGTATATGATAAAACATATCAGAATTCATTAGATGAAACGCAGCAACAAATAAATGATGCTCAAGAACTGTTAGGACAAATAGGAGGGGCCAGTAAGAAAAAGAAAAAATATATTTATTTAAATTTATTAAGAAATCGCTCCAGAAAGATAAAAAAGTAAAGTAAACCAACAAGTAAAATCATCCATATTTTCTACCCGTTTTACTAAATGAAAAAACTCTGGAAACTCTTTTATCATAGAAGCAATAATGCTTTGGTCTTTTCCCACAAATTTATTTTGTTCTATATATTTTTTTAACATACTATCATATGATTCACAGAATTCTAGCCACAATTCTTTTCTGGCAGCAAGAATTCCTCCACCAACGCAGTTTATTTTTAAAAAATCATCAAATTGTTCAAAATCTGTTATACGAAGAACAAGAAATTTATCATTAGGAATTTTATAAGATAAGGGAAATTTTCTTATAAAATCTCTCCAAGAATCCATGCGACATATGCCAGCATCACACCATACAAATTTATTAGTAGAAAATGGATTTAGTTGAATTGCCTTTTTAACAAACTCTTTCTTTTCATACCAAATAGCATAAAGTTCATAATTGTGATATGTTTCAAAATCTTTTTCTTTTTCTTTTATCCAGAAATCTTTACTATATTTTTGAAATGCTTCTAGTTTTTCAAATTCTAAACTAATAACTTTTGTTTTTGTTTTAAATTTTTCACGAAGATTTTCTATTAAAGATACATATTCTGGAGATGTGAAAAATACTAAATTGCATGGTTGATCTTTCCAGAATTCTAACCATTGTATATAATCTGAAATGTTAAATTTTGATTTTATAGGATAATATGCGGTCACAACAGTTACATCATATAAATAATATTTTAAAAGACCATCTAAATCTTGTCTTCCAGAACTATTAAAATAAGATTCTTTATATACTCTATGATAAATAAATGGTTCTGATATTGTATAGATTTTTTTTGAATTTAATAAACACCGAAACCATAAATCATAATCTTCTAATCCAAATCTATCTTCCCAGAAAGCAACTTCTTTTTTCATAATAGCGCTAGAATTTACAACTGGATTTATTTTACTTAATATATCAATAGTAATAAATCCATAAGGAAGTGCTGGTACATGATTCATTGTACCAATATATTGTAGATTTGTAGCAAATACATCTATATTTGGATATTGATTTATAAACATTTTCTGTAATTCTAATTTATTATGAAACCATATATCATCAACATCACATAAAGCAATATAATCTGTTGTAACATCTTTCATCATATTATTTAATGTATTTACTTTTCCAGAAGTATCGTATTGTTTTATTATTATTCTAGGATCTTTAATTTTTAATTGTAGCATATTAAAAATATTATGGCCATTATTATCTTTATGGCCATTAATTCCAATAATCCAAATCCAATCTTTTTCTGTTTGATTTATAATTCCATTATAACACTCTTCAAAATATTCTATACCATTAAAGAGTGGCGTTAATATAGTAATCATTAAATTATATATTTTTAGAATGTTTATGCCACATATTATAAAGTTTTTCAAATAACTTTTCTGGCGCTAATGGAGGAAAACTGAAGTTATCTCCACATGTGATATTATAAGGCCATTTTGAATCTTCTGAATGCTTTGACATAACTTGTATATAATCTTTATGTTCTGTTTTTAAAAGATTATTTATATCTTCAATAAATAATGGGTTCATTTTATTACGAATATTTTTTTTACACCAGAGTGATATAATTAATTGAAATAAATCTCTACCAGATTTCATACATTTTTCTTCATCTTGAATAATACCTCCAGCCGCATTTAATATACTATTTTTTTCTCCTATGCAAGCAAATCCAAAATCAAGAACGCATATATGAAAATTTGAATGTAATGTATATTTTTTATTATTTATTGTAATATGTATTACTTTTGGAGATTCAACTATATATATATTTGTATATCTTAAATCTCTATGATTTAAATTTAAATGAGTTTCTAATAAATTAAATACTATACATATCTGCATTAAAGAAATAATAAAATCTTTTTCTGGTGTTTTTGAGTGTCTTAAATAATCATCAATAAAAACACCTTTTATTTCTTCCATTGAAAAATGAATCGTATATTTAGGTGAAAAATGTTCTGAATCACTATCTATTTTATTATATATATCGTATATTTCTGGAATCATATATCCAATATTATATTTATGTAAGACACTATAAGAACTATGTTGTAAAATAATTTCTATTAAAATATTATAAGGTTTATTTACTAATAATTTTTTAATAGCACAATCTTGTATTAGACCGTTATGATTAATCCGTTTGCCAAATTGAATACATCCGTATCCACCATTAATTTTACCTCTTGTTGTGTCTATATTTATTTTACATCTTATTTTTTTTTCAAGATTTAATATTTCTCCAAAAATATTTTCAAACATTAAATCTTTTTTAATATCAATTTTTGATACATCTTTTAATCTAATTTTTTTATTAATACCAATTTTTTCTAAATCTATCTCCATGTTCATCTATTTTGTATATAATAATTTATATCGTTTTCTCCTTGAATTTTATTTTCCAAAATAACTGCATAAATTTCAAAAACATGTTCTATTTGACGATACTCTCCGTATTTTTTAATAAATGATTTTGGAGGATTGTGATCTAATATTCCAGAATTTAAATCATAAAACATAACTTTTATATCATTGAAACTAGGATTATGAGGTTTTATAAATATTGGTAATGGAACATATCTATTTTCAAATGCCCAAAATGTACTATAAATAGTATCTGGATTATACCGTATATTATCTTTCCATCGTTCTGGAATTAATTCTTCACTAATTTCAAACCAATTTTCATTATGTAGAAATCGTGTCCATAATTCTAAATTATTTCTTTGATGAATATGAACTAATTCATGAAAAATTGTTGTTTCTAGGCTGGGAAATCTAGCAGAGGATGGTATACAAATTATATTGTTTGGTCTTGTGTGAGGAAATCCATTTTCTGCGGATGGATGTAATTGGATTACAGATGCATTTATTTTTTTTTCTTTTAAAAATTTATTAATAGTATTAATATAATTATTATATTCTGGTTTATATATATTATTTTTTCTAACTTCCCTATTACAAAAATTATATTTACATAATTCAAAAAAATTATCAATTAATTCAGCATTGTCTAAATTCATATGGCAACTTCTACTGAAGAAGTATTACTTTTTTTATGTTTTTCTTCCACTTTCTTTTTATGTTTTTCTTCCTTTTTTTTAGCATTATATTCTTGAATAATATGTCTATCAAGTTTTGTGAAATTTAATACTGCTTGTTTTTTCTCTTTAGACGCTGGTTGAGGAATAATATTTTTCTGTTCTTTTACTTTAGGTTTTACATTAACTGTAAATCCAAACTTATTAGCAAAATTTCTTAAGTATTGATTATCGCATTTATCATAAATTTTCTTAAATAATAATTCACCAGCATATGCTTCCCGTTCTTCAACACACATAATATTTTTTGGTTTTACATAACCGGGTAACTGCTCAATAAAGAGACCAAATAATTGAGCAATAGGATTTAGAATCTGATGTTCAATATAATATTTGTAATCAATCTTCAAATTATTTTCTTTAATAAATTCTGGAGTTTCAATTCTATCTCCTTGGAGTTTTGACGCAACTTGACCAATTGGTGGTAAAATATACATAAATCGCATACGTTCTCCAGATGATGGAGCATTGCCAGGATCTCGTAAAGTAATACGATCTGCTAAAATTCTATGTGCTGGTGGAGTTTTTGATTTATATTCTGATTTAAGTGATTTTGTTAATGTAAGTTGATGTGTGCTAATTTTACCATCTACCAAGTTATTACAAGTAGATTGAACAAAATTAAATGCTTTCAATATATCTTTCTCATTTAGTAGAATTTTAATTGCTCCACCATATACATTTTTTACAATTGGAGCATAGTCACGGCGCTTTGTAGCAATCCCCATAGATGTTTGTTTATAGTGGTCTGGGGATTCCTCATACTTATTTCCTACATAACGCTTTTTACTAAAGATAATAAATGGATAAAATACTTTATCATACTCAAAGTCATGAGGTTTCTTCAAACATCGTGTGACAAATTTACCAGCCTCTTCTGTCAATGCCATTGTTGCTTCAATTGCTTCTTTTCCTTTTAGTGGTTCTTTTGTAATTGGATCTCTGACGTTAAAGTTGATAAATAGAGAATCTGTATTATGGACAATCATTTTACCAATACCAGCCTGAAAATGATGATTAGATGTTGTTAAATCATATACATATCCAGTATATGGAATTTCATAAAGTTTTTTAATCGCATTAGGTGGCCTTTTTTGTGTTTTCTTAGTGCATGTTAGGCGGAATACATTTAGTTTATCAGTTCTAGTATTAAAAGATATTGTATAACCAATATTGGATGCTAAGAAGGCAAGTTGAGCCATTGTTGTTTGATTTTTCTGATCTGCTCTAACATATCCATTAAGATCTTTATCGCCGTCCGCATCATAAAATCCATCCCAAAATGCCTTTTGAATATCTATATGTCCATTTAAAATCCAAGATGGAATATTCTTACGATTTTCTACATAATATAATTCACGATATTTTTTAATAAATTCTAAAATTGTTCCCCGCTTTGTTGTTCCTAATCTTGGTGACAGTTTATATACTCCAGATGATTCAAGTGTAGGCATAATTACCCAATCCATATCTGGAAATAATGTTTCACATATATTTTTATAATTATTCAATAGTTCCATATTAGAATTATTTAATGCCCAAGTTGCTTTTAATCCAGAAGGACAATCATAATATCCGCAACTTCCATCTCCAACAAAGAATCCGTCTAATTTAGCACGTATAATTTCATTATGTGTTGGTTGTATTGATAATTTAATTTGAGGATATTCATGATGTAGCAATTCATCTCCAACTTTTAAATTATTTGGACTAATTTCTTCACCATTTGATTTAATAAGAGAATGATCATCTGTTACATCAACAATACCAATGTGAGTTAGAACACGAATAATCTTTTTTGTTGGTGCTAATGTATGCCTCATAATAGTTTCAATATTTGTCCAACCATTTTCAGTCCAAGATTCAATTCCATTTAATCTACAATATTCTTTATCAGAATTCTCACAATGAATCCAATCTGTACCTAGTTCTTCAATATTAATAATTTCAATAATATTATTTCTACGAATTATTACTGGAGTATAGGATGCTACACTATCACCATATACAATTTGTGCTCCATCAGCACTACATCTTGGATCATTTGCATCAGGACCATAAAACTGTTCAATAATATCTTTAGCACATAGAATTTGTTTTCTAGCATATGCTGTAGTTGAAGCTGCTAAATGTTGTAGTCTCACTTTGAAAGTAGCAGAACCGAGCTGACCATACAATGAATTTGCTGTAAGTTTATAAGCCAATTGTTCCGCATCCAGTAAAGCTTTCTTAAAAGGATCAGTTTCTTTTTCTGCTTGTTTACGTTTTTCTTTTCTTTTTGTAAGAAGTTTTACAAGAATATCTGGAAGTGTTCCTTTTTTATCATCTGGTTGCTGTGTATAACGACAAATACGAATACCCGTTTTTATCTTATCTGGATTCTTTCTTGTATCATTTGGATCTGGAGACCAAATATCAAATTCAATATCTGTAAATTTTACTTCAGATGTTAGATATTTTTCATCATCTATTGAACCAAAACTATATGATTGAAATTTATAATCCATGGTATAATCTTTTGACCACAATAATGTATCATAACTAATATTCTCTGAAATAATTGATGATGGATATAGTGACGCAAAATCTGAAATACCAATTGGACAATCAGCATAGAAATCCGGTTTTGGATCTAATACAATAGCACCTTCATATGATTCTTCAATATAATCTTCATCATCTTTTTGAAGAGGAGTTGGAAGCACTTCAATTAACTGATTACGAAGAGCACATTCTTTGAAAATCAAACTTTCACATTTAATTCCTTGACCACGTGTAAAGATAAAACCAACTGGAACACTACATGTGTTTGCCATCGCCATGGCATTATTGAATACATCTAATTTATTAAATAACTGTTGAACAAGAATACAATCTTGAATACAATATTTTGCTACAATTGCTCGCCCAGATGATCCTCCATTTTGATGAAGATTAAAGATTTCTGCTGGAGAAACATCATCTTTTACAATAGCCCAACTTACACAAGTATCTAACAGTGGATTATGTTCCTCGGGTGCTTGAATTATAATATACTTTTTTGGATTTACTTCAATAATCTTTCTTTTTTCAACAATTGTATCACCAATTTCATCCACCAAAACAAGATATTTACCAACTTCAGCATCACTTGTTGCTTTTGTTTCAATAATATATATATCCTTTTCATTATCAACTTTAATACTATTTAATTTGCCACTCATATAATGACGACATACATCATCCAGTTTATATGATGCTAGATTCTCAATACGTTTAATATAGAAATATAAATCAATATGAAGACGACCAGTTGTTGTCCAAAGATATAGATTGTTATCACCTAGAGCAGAAGATGATAAGAATTTCTTTTCTAACTTCACTACAGGATTTTGATCATCATAGTTTGTAATATCTTCAATACGAGAAAGAGTTTGAAATGAATTATGAAACTGTATTTTTAGTTCTTCCATTCGTTCAAAGAGATATTTTTCATCAAAACCAAATACATTATATCCAATAAGAATATCTGGATTAGTATCATTTAGAAATTCAATAAATCCAAGAATCATTTGTTTCTCTGTAGTATAACTATGAACTGTAATACCATTAATATCATCACAAGAATCAAGAACAAATATGTGTGATTGAGTAGAAGTGCCATTTGCTAAAACAATACCAATTTGAATGACAGGATCCCCAGCGATTGGAAGATTTTTATTAAGAAATGTTTTTAATAGTTTTGTTAATACTTCAGAATCTAAATCTTCTTTTTCAAAGAAATCTTCAATCCCTTTTTTAAATTTTGGTTCTGATAAATAATCATCAATTTCATAATATTTAAGAGTTTTATTTATTCTATAAACACTATTTGGTGTTTGAATTAATTCTAATAAATATGATTTTGTTGTTTCATAATTTGTGGCATTTTTTAGTAAAAGATCAGCAACTTTTGAATAATCTTTTTTTGGTAAAGGAAAATCTCCAGTTGGACTATAGCATTCAATATCCCAAAATCCAATTTTGAAAGGAGCAACTGCTATTTGAGAATTATTACAAGGATGTATATCATGATAGTCTATTTCAATATTTTCTTCATATTCACAATCTATATTTGCCCATCCACATGGATTTATATTTCGTAAATGAAAGAACCGAAGCATTGGATCAAGATTTGCTTCGTATACTTTATATGTATGACCGTCTAGTTTGAAAATAGGATGGTTTTTTTCATTTAGAAATACTTTTTTAAGACTATAAAAGAATCGTTTGCTTGGAACAGATAGTTTAGCAAAACTAAACTGTGCATGATTCGTATAACCATATAGTTTTTCAGCAGTTACATATTCACGTTTTATAAATGGAAATATAGATTTGCTATAATATTCAAGACGACGAATGAAATAATCATATGATTTACGATTATTATCTGGCATTATAACATAGAAATAAGGTTCAAATCCAGTGAGAGTTACTCTCAAATATTTACCTTCTTCTGTCGTCCCAAATAAATGAATTACCATTTCAGATTTATTTGGAGTGATTGGTATATTTACTTCTTCATCGTCTTTATTTGGAATATATTCTACTAATTTTTCTTTTTCATCAATAATTTGTCTATCTTGCGCATACACGTCGAGGATATGAAATGAGAGCATTTTGATAACTTTATCTATATGGAAATTTTAACCAATTTTTTACTTTTTTCGCTAGTAGTTAATGTTGTTTACGACGACTACGTTTTGTCTTTCTTGTAGATCTACGAGATTTATGTTTCTTAGATGATAATTTTTTATATAAACGACCACCACGTAATAATGGGGTTACTCCTTGATTGTTTGTTTTTACTCGGGGAGATGCTGCGGGTGTCTCTGATACTTCATCACCTTCAATATTTGGTGGTAAAAGATTTACAGAGTTTGCTAGCGTAGCAGAGTTTACATTTAGTGGTGTAGCAGAGTTTGCATTTACAGAGTTTACGTTTAGTGGTGTAGCAGAGTTTACATTTACAGAGTTTTCGTTTGTAATATTTGTGGGTTGAGAAACATTAAGGCTAGAAACAGTATTAGCTTTGGGAGATGTTACTACTGATTTCATAGTATTTATATCATTTGCATTTGGTAAAGCATTTGTGGCACCATTTTCAGTATTAAAGGTAGCGGGTTTTTTATCTTGACCCACTAATAATAAACTAGGATAGCCATCAATCTTTGAATCTTTCAAACTAGTATTTTCTAGTTGATCATAATGAACACTTGCCATATTCACAGTACGATTCTTTGTAGATTTTAAAGGACTCCATACATTCTTTTTGTATTTATCACAATGCCCACACCAATCCGCATATACTAATACAACCGCCATTGGTCCTTTGGATAACATATTTTCAAAAGCCGGAATGTCATTGCTGCTACGCACATCCATCGGAAGAGTTATTTTTCCAGCTTTTATATTTCGTGGCATCTAATCTTATCTTCTATTTTAATATCAGGTAAGAAATGGATATGAATCAACCTTTTAACATATTTTTGAGTGTATGTTTCCGTGTAACGATTCTAGCAATAGTAGTATATATTGCATATACATTTTCAAAAGGAAAACCATCCGGCTACATCATTTTAGCAGGATTAATCTTTGCTTATTTATTTTATTATTTTAATGGTCGTATGTATTTACAAGAAAACTTTCAATCAAACTGTTTGGTGGATTCTGCTAGACCATTTGATACAATTGTAGGAGGTAATGATGTTATTTTAGATAACAATGCACCTCCTTATACAAATACACCAATAGATTCATTGGATGATTATGAATATAATATGATATTTGAAAATGAGAATGATAAAGAACTTACAAAAAATTTACGTGATAAATTAATGTCTCAATATCCGATGGATTGGTCAACACAACCAGCGAGTTCTAGTTTCTTTACAAAAGGTCAAAAGGAATCTTTCCAGAATAGTATGCCCATAAATATTTCTGGAGAAAATTTACAACCACCCGATCTTGATAGCGTTGAAAAAAAGGAACGAGAAATTTTACAAACATATCAACCTAAAAATGCTGGAGATCTAACCACATATAATATTGAAGATGCTAATACTCTTATTAAGAAGATTTATGATGCCAAGGGACAGGTCGCTCAAGTAAAACATGAAGAGCACACTAATATATATGAAATAACTGGAGTCCGGAACAAAAATGAGAAGATACAATATGAAGATGATTTAGGTGATGCGGTTGCCTCTACAGAAGATATTTCTGGTAATATGGAAAATGTAACAGTGATTCCTCAAGCCACTACTGATATGTTAAATGCTAGCGATCCTTTTTACAATGTTCAAGATAAAACACGTATGGATAAATTTAATTATTATGGCAATGAAAAAAATATGGAAAGAATGTTTGCACCAACGTATCCCTTATCGCAATGGTATTAAATGTTTGCGGGTCTAAAAAGTGTTTAATAAAATATATAGAATGGATCGCATAACAGTATGGAATCAGACAAAAGAAAAATACAAAGATCAATCAGAATTTCCTAGTATAAAATATACAAGTCTACAATCTATTATTCCATTAAAAAAATATCATAACACTAAAATAACATTTCTGAAATCTGATATGATTGCTGAAGCTGTTAAATTAAAGTTAGAAGGAAAGAATCCATTAGTATTAAATATGGCAGATTGGTATCATGCGGGAGGATGTGTGGATGCTGGTAGTGCAGCACAAGAAGAAGAATGTTTTCGTAGAAGTAATTATTTTAAAACTTTAACACAAGATTTTTATCCATTAGGGCCACTTGATACTATTCTTTCAAGAAGTGTTGAATATTATAGACAAGGAGCATCTACTGGATATATTTATATGGATAAACCGGTAAATCTTGATATGGTCTCAGCACCAGCGTTACAACAACCTCACATTACAAAAAATAATAAAATGTTAAAATACAATGAAGATATAACATTAATGGAAAATAAAATTCATATGTTAGTTCAAATTGGTGTGTTAAATGGAAATAATATATTAGTATTATCTGCTTGGGGATGTGGAGCATTTGGATGTCCTCCATATCATATTGCTAAAATATTTAAAAAAGTTTTAACAAGCTATGATGGAGTATTTGAAGAGATTATTTTTAGTATTCTTGGACCAAATTATAATTTATTTAAAGATTCGTGGGATGAATAATCTAAATAAACTTCCATAAATCAGCAACAATATTTCCAGCACCACTCACACTACTTGATTTATTTGGTAATGGTCTTTGTATAGTATCCAAAAAAGATGTTGGAGGCATATAATCATTTGCGCTTCGCACTGGTGCTACGGTAATAGTATCAGTGTAAGGATTATTTATATGTTGTTGCATTTCAATAGCTTTTGGTTGCTTAGAACCTTTTTTATTAACATTTTCTGGTTTTGGCATCATGGCTTGAACAATTGGATTCTTTTTCATAAAATATTCTTTTTCATAATTACCCCAAGAAATATATAAAAGATTTGGATATGTAAATCTTACTTCAAATCCATTTGTTCGTAGTTGAAAAACAAGATAAACAATACAATCTTGTGAATCCATTGATGGAAGACCAATAATAAAAGGAGGAACACTGTATACTATATATGAAGGATTGCCAGGGAGTTGTGATGTAGTATAAATACGATGCTGTATTTGTTCTAACAGTTGATTATAAGCTCTTAATCTAGCTTTATCTCTTTTTTCTCTTTTTTCAAATAAATGCTGTGGTTGTAATTTAGGAGGTTGATAATCACCCATCTAATTAGGGTATGCTTACAAAAACATTAACACTCTCCGATCTAACATTATTTGGTATAACAAGTATATTAGGATCTGGAGGATTTAACTTGATTGGAAATGCTTTAGCAGAAGGTGGATATAAAAGTATTTTAACTCTTGGAGGATCGGGTGCTTTATTTCTTGGATCTGCGTATTCATATTCCTATGCGCGTGAAAAATACAATAGTAATACTTCTGAAACAAAGATTATAGAATCTACTTTTGGTGTTATTGGAAAAAATATTTCTATATTTTCAATATTATTTTATAATATTTTTGCAATTGCTACAATTTTAGTATTTTGTTCAAAACTATTATTACCGACTTCTAGTAATTTTCAACAAATAAGTTTTGCTATGATGCTTCTTGGATTAATGACAATATCAGCTTTTCAGAAGCTAGAATTCAATAAAGAAATTATTAATTTATTTTCTTGGGGAATTGTAATATTATTATCAATAATAGGATTTGTTGGAACAAAAGCATTTTTGAGTACAGAGTTTGGAACTATTAATTTTCCTAATCTTAATATTTATGAATCTTTCTTATATTTTTTCTTTGTATTAGCAGGCCATGATGCTTTAATAAAATTTACAGAAGAAGCAAATAATGGTAGTGATATTGATAAATCAATGTATTATAGTATTATTATTTCAATAATTCTAACTGCTGGAGTATGTTTAGCTGCTTTATATTTTATTGATTTTAAAACTGATAATATAGCAAATACGCTAGCGATTATATTTGATAGAGGTGTTTTAAATAATTCTGGAAAATATATTACCGCTTTATCATTAATTTTTATGATAGTAACAACATTTTTAGGATATCTGGCAACAACACGATATGTATATGCATTACCGGAAGATTTTAAAAAGGATAGTATTGACGGGAATGTATCATCAATTAGTATATTATTAGTAACATTATTTACCGGTCTAGCAATATTAATTAATCATACATCTAAACTAGTGGAATATACAGATATTGCTTTAATTATTGTTCTTTTATTAGTATCAAGTTCAGTTTTTATTGATAAATATAAGAAAACAGAAATCAGTATAATTGATGGTGCTTCTACTACTGGATTTTTAGCAGTTCTTATATTAACATTAGTTAGATGAAAAAATATAAGACACAAAGGCAAACAAAAAGGCGTACAAGAAAAAATAAAAAAAGAGGAGGGAGCAGTAATAATATAAAAATGGATATAAGTAATATAACTACAGGCTCTAAACCTACTATATTTCTACCACCATTAAAGATTTCAACATTAGTTATGTATGACGTGTTTAAACCCTCGGACAACCCCGATGCTCCATCCACCGCATGGCTACATTATTTAGTGATTAATATACCAAATGGAGATATATCAAAAGGTGATGTTATTATGCCTTATACCGGCCCCTCACCTCCGCCAGGATCAGGACCCCATCATTATATTTTTGAATTATTAGCTCAAACATCACCATTTATTACAAGTATTCAAGAAAGAAGTAATTTTGATATTAACCAATTCAAACAACAACATAATTTATTTCCACGGGCAAAGAAACAATTTATTGTAAATGCCTAAATTAAGTATGGCCAAACAAATACCGCCATTACGCATTGTATTAAGTGGTGGAGGTATTCGTGGATTATCTTATGTTGGAGTTTTTTTGGAATTAGAAAAAAGAGGATATTTAAATCATGTAAATGAGATTTTAGGAGTAAGTTGTGGTGCTTTATTTGGGTTTGCTTATACTATTGGATACACTCCAAATGAATTACTAGAATTTGTTGAACATTTTGATTTTAGTTTAATACAAAATATTGAACCAGATGTTGCTTTAGATTTTTTATATCAATTTGGTATTGATGATAAAATACAGTTAAAAAAATTATTATTTAGTCTTCTAAAGAATAAAAACTTTAGTTTAGAATCAACATTTATTGAATTATATAATAAAACCAAATTTATATTTCGCTGTTATGCAACAAATCTAAATAACTGTCTGTTAGAAGAGTTTTCATATATCAAAACTCCAAATATTATTATAGTTGATGCTTTATTAGCATCCATGTGTATTCCGGGATATTTTACACCTTCTATAATAAATGGTAATATGTATGTAGATGGTGGATTAATAAATAATTTTCCAATAGATTTAGTTCCAATAAATGATTTAAAATATACATTTGGATTTACTTTTTCTGAAGATCATACAAATGTAGAAAATATAGAAACTATAGAACAATTTTTTTATCAGATTTATGCTTGTTTATATACACCATACAAAAAAGAGATGTTAAAATTATTGAAACATAGAATTTTTATTATTAAATGTGGAGAATATCCCATGTGGAATTTTAATGCTCCGAAAACACAACGATTAAATCTTATAAAATTAGGCAAAGAAGCAGTAAGAGATTATTTTAATTTTAATATGTTTGTAAAAAAACCTAAGAGACGTTATTCCGTTGGATAGGCATATTACTGATTTAGTTTAGCTGGTGCTAAACGTTTAACGGTAGGCATTTTATTTTGGAAGTTTTCAGTAACAGCATTCTGAATACCACCGCCAAGTTTATCATTTAGAAATTGTAAGAAAGCATCCGCCGTTCGTGTTCCCTTGTATTCCGTAGTTGTTCCATCCACGTCAGAAAATATAATTGTAGGGAATCCCTTGATATCCTTCCCTGTAAATTTATCTTTATTTTTACTCTGTTCATATGTGCTTACCTTTACATTTTGACCACCAACTACTACAGAGCCATTAGGGGCAAGTTTCTGGAATTCTGGTAAGACATTTTTGCAATGGGGACACCAATCAGCATAATATAAAATAAACTCCTTTACTGAAGGAGATGGTGTAGGATTCTGAAATCCAGAGCGAACAAATGTTGAAATATGATTCTGGAAATAATAAGCAACAAATACTAAAAGCCCAAGAGCAACTGCTCCAACTGCTAAAATCTTCCAGTTCATCTTTATCTATAATACTTTTCTATAAATTCTTTTGTAAATAATACACAGCCTAAATCTTTTTTTAGAATATTATATAAGTAAAATGAAAGTATTCCGTTATGGTAAATTTTATACATATGATGAATCATATGCTGATTATTCATGGAGTTATGAACAGTTGCTAAAAGCAGCATCATTTTTTGCCACTTGTAAGCATTATAACTATGATGAAAACTTATGTTATAATCTTTCATCAATGTATGTATTTATAGATATTCAACCGGAAATGAAATATGATAAATTATATATGGATATGTTAGAAAATATTAAGGGTCGCGTGGAAAGAGCATAATTCCCCATAAAACAAAGAAAAAAAATATTGTATGTATGAAAAACCCATAAGGTGTAGGGCAACCATAATCAGTTGCTATTGTGATAAAGTGTCCCAATATAGATTGTGTTACTTTATATGTTTCGGGATTTGATATTAAGAAAAATACTAAAGCAGAATATAAACTGTATTTGGCTTTTAATCCAATATTAATTTCCCCCATCTAATTTATCTTTTAGAAGTTTTTTAGCAGATTTATACTTTCGTTTTAATGTTCGTGAATGTTTATCTAAATTATGAAGAAAATCATTTTCTTTTATGTCTTTCTTTATTAAGAAATAGGTTGATAATATAAAGAAATAATATATCATAGAATCGTTTACATAATAGATTTCTTCATTAAAATCTTCTGTTATTAGTTGTAGTTCAAGACTATCATTTATTGAATAAACTTTTTCAAAACTATTTGTATTTTTGTAGAAATATATATGGTTTTCATGGAACTTTAAAGATATATTTTTTGATGCTAGATTTTTGGAGGCTTCACCATAGAAATCATAATTTATATTAATTTTCTTTTCTAATTCATCCATAAATGAACTATATTTTGTATCTAATAATTTTACAACATCAACTTGTTTATCAGAATTATTAATAGTATTACATAATTCATACATAATAAAAGAGAATTCTGCTAATTCTTCTAAAAAATTCTTATCTTTCATAAAAAGAGTTTTAAATTCATAGTAAAAGTTTTTCATTATATTATTATCAAAATGCTCTTCTAATTGATATACTATAAACTTTTGTAATATATAAAATTCATTTGTTTCTTTTATAACTTTCATATTAGAAGATTTTTCAAAGTCTTTAATAATTGAAAAGAAAGGCAGTGGTTCTATAATTAAAAAATTATCAAGACGATCTTCTGCTATTTGAACACAATATTTATATAAATGATCATTGCTGGATCCACCTCTTTGGGGTCTATCTTTTATTAATTTTTTAACTAATTCTGATGTATTTAATTTAGAAGTTGGAGTTTTACGTTCTAATGCTTCTTTTAAATAATTTTTTGCCGATTTTGATGCTGGTATTTCTTCTTCATTTAAATTGCCTTCATAAGCAGGACCTTTTACATTACCTTCATGCCATACATTTCTAGGAGCAACACTACCAGTATCATTATTTTCTTCATAGGCAGGACCTTTTACATTACCTTCATGCCATACATTTCTAGCAGTATCATTATTTTCTTCATAGGCAGGCCCTTTTACATTACCTTCATGCCATACATTTCTAGCAGTATCATTATTTTCATCTTCTAAAAATGATTCTAGTTTTTCCTCTGATAGTGGTGGTTTAATATTTCTAACATTTTCTTTTTGTGTTATTGATTGTTTTTCAGCCAACTTCTTAATAGCATTTTTTAATGATTCAATATACGCATCATCTTCTGTATGTATTTTTTCAATTTGTTCTTTTAGTTTAGTAACTTCAAATGTTTCTTCATTAAGAAGATTTTTAAGTTGTTCTTTTTCTTTAATTAATTTGGAAACTTTTATACTTTTTGTATTACCACTTATATCAACTAATTTATCTTCAATTTCTTTTAATTCTCTTTCTTTAGTATTTATTTCTGGAATAATAGTATCATAATTTTGTTTTAAACTTTTATAAGCATCAAAGATTTCATTTACAAAATCTGAAATAATAGTTTCAGCATCTTTTTTTATATCACCACCTACCATTGTAGGATTAGCATTGTCTGCTATTGTAGCATTGTCTGCTATTGTAGGTGTAGCATTGTCTGCTATTTTAGCATTGTCTGCCATTGTAGCATTGTCTGCCATTGTAGGTGTAGGTATCTCTGCTATTGTAGGTGTAGGAATCTCTGCCATTGTAGGTGTAGGTATCTCTGCCATTGTAGGTTTTTGACTTGTTTCTTCCTCAGCAAATCTAATAGTCTCACTTGATGGTATTTCTTTAATAGTATCAAATTCTCTTTTTAGTTTCGTAATAAGATCATTAATAAAAGTATAATCTTCAGCACCTTCTACTTTCATTTTTCCTTTTAGTAACTCTAATAATTCTTGTAATACTGGTGGGACTTTACCTTTTAAAGTTTTTAATGATTCTTCTAATTGTGCCTCAGTGATACCAGGATCACGTAGAATAAATTGATCATCACCAGTATTAAGTAAAAATAATCTAGCAAATTGATGTAATAAATTACGAATACGTTTATCTTGATATTCTCTAGATTTTATTTTTTTGAGTTGATCTACTAAATCATGTCTATATTGAAAATATTCTTGATTATCAATATATTCTTGGAATAATTCATAAGGAAAAGATTCTTTATCATTTTCAAAATGATCTATAAGCATATTAACATATTGTAAATGTTCTATATTTTCACGAAGAGATACAGTATTACCACCTTTCGCTTTTTTAAGAATAATTTCTGTTCTAAAATTATTAAAATAATATGTGAGCATTTTTATTAAATTTTCTTTATCCTTTTTTCTATGTGGAACTTTTGGAAGTCCATTTATTCTTGTTTCTGGATATTTATTTTGAAATACTCGTTTCATTAATGAAATAACTCTAGAAGGATTCAATCCATTTTCAATACGATTTTGAGGATGAAATTTATTTATTAATTGTTCTTTATTAAAAGAATGTTTTCCAATAAAAATAACTTCTATATTAGGAAATATATCTACTTCTAATTCTGCTTCTATTAATTCTTTTTTAGTATTTAATTTACTAATATTTAATAAATTTGAATCGGTCATAATCCCTATACCTAATTTAGAAAAAACCATTTAAAATTATTACTCATATACTAGATAGCAAAGATGGAGAAGATGGATAAGATAAATACCAAAATATGTAATCCATGGAATAGTCGTAATAGATTAGTATCTTCAAAAGAAATTCATAATATTTTATCTAGGTATGGTATAACGAAATCTTATAAAAATATTTCGTTATTCCAACAATCATGTATTCACACAAGTTATAAAGATAAATCAGAAGAATGGGCTAAACAGTCGGAACCTATGATTTTACTTGAAAAACCTTCAAATTGTTTACCATTACAAGTGGATGATAATGAAGAATTAGAACATGTTGGTGATGGATTATTGAGCGGTATTGTCGCTGATTATCTAAAACAACGATATGGAGGGCAAGGCGAAGGTTTTCTTACAAGTCTCCGCACTGCTATCGTAAATAATGATAGTTTAGGTCATTTAACATTAAAAATAGGTATTGATAAACATTTAATTATTAGTAGGCATCAAGAAGAAGTATGTAATGGACGAAAGAATCTACGACTGTTAGGTTCTTTATTTGAAGCATGGTTAGGAGCTATCTTTTATTCTGAAGGAGGCGGTGGACGAGGATTTGAAGCAACACAGACATTTGTAATTTCAGTAATTCAAAAGCATGTTGATTTTGTAGAACTTATTACGTCAAATACAAATTATAAAGATCAAATTCTCCGTTTCTTTCAAGCAAACTATCATGTTCCTCCAACATATAAAGTAATTCATGAAGAAGGTCCAACACATGATAGAACATTTACAATTGGAGTGATGGATTTATCTGGTGGAATAATTGCCAGTTCAAGTGCTAAGAATAAAAAGATAGCAGAACAAGAAGCAAGTCGTCTTGCTTTGGAAAAATTGTCTCTAACACTAACTAGAGATGCAAACCGGGATTAGATTAAAAGGTTTTATATCAAAAGGTAAGAAAATAGAAGTTAAAAAGGCACCGGATGAAATTAAAGATATTCCAGAACAACAAGAAGAATTTTTAGATACAAAACCCTCTATTATGACAACCGCTGTAAGACAAATGTTTGGAAAAAAAGAATCTGATATGACAAAATCAACAACACCTATAGTTCCCACAGTATCCACAGTACCCACAGTGCCCACCGCATCAATCGTTTCAAAGGCAGAGCTAAAGGTAAAGCCAAAGCCAGAGCCAAAAGATATATCTGGTCTTTTATCAGAAGAATATGATGAAACATTAAAGAGATTAGGTCAATTAATTTTTGATGAAGATAAAGGAGATCCATATGTAAATGAAATTCCTAAAGCATATGTTCCAGAATCTCGTCGTGGATTTTCAGATTTTATCAAATATGAATATTCAGATTTTACTTTAAAACCAATTTCAGAACAAGAGCCAATTGCGTATGGTGATAAATATCCTTATCAGAAATTTATTCGTGAATATATTCGTCAAGCATCACCTTATCGTGGTATATTAGTATATCATGGATTAGGGTCTGGTAAAACGTGTTCTGCTATTGCTGCGATGGAAGCATTGTTTTCTACAGCGCATAAGAAAATAATAGTTATGACACCATTTTCTTTACGAAAGAATTTTTTAAAGGAGATTACATTTTGTGGATTCCATCATTTTAAATTACAAAATTATTGGGTAGCACTTGATAAATCAAATCCTATGAATATGTTATTTGCTACAAATGTATTAAATATTTCTCCAATCCATTTGAAGACCGCAAATCATATTTGGGTTCCAGATTTTGATCAATCAGAACCGAATTATAATTCATTAAGTTCTGATGAACAAACGGAAATCCGTAAACAGATTTTATCAATATTAGTATATGATAGTAAAACAAATCCTACTGGAAGAATTCATTTTATTAATTATAATGGTATTTCTGCTGAGCGACTAAAAGAAATTGCGTGCAATGATTCAAACTATTTTGATAACGCAGTAATTGTTATAGATGAAATACATAATATTACACGTTTAATGACTGGAAATATAGAACCATATGTAAGTGCTGGAAAAATGAAAGGAAGACGAAAGATTGTTGTGGAAACTATTGGAGCAGATAAATGGAAACCATCGTTGTGTTCTACATCACGGAACTATAAAAGAGGTTATTTATTTTATCGTTTGCTGTTATCTGCAACAAATTCTAAGATTATTGGATTGTCTGGAACACCTCTTATAAACTTTCCAGAAGAATTAGGAATATTAAGTAATATATTACATGGAAATATACCAGTTATTGAAGGTATTATTGCGGTTGCTGGTGATGAGATGTTAAAACGTATACAACATATATTGTTAGATTTTGAATTTAGTGATTTTGTGCGGGTAGAAGCAGATAAAGGAGGAAGTGGTATTCGTTTTATAATTTCTATTTTACCAGAAGGAATTCGTAAAATATCAAATGATATTGGTGTAGAGCGAATCCCATTAGGAATAGCGGTTCCATCACGTAAAGAGATTTTAACATTAGTAAAACAATTATTTATTTCAAAAGAATATCGTTTTTCTGTAGAACCTATATTAACTGCTAAAGCATTGTTACCTTTTATTGGAGAAGATTTCTCTAATTATTTTTTAAATGAATCCAAAACTAATTTGAAGAATCAAGCTGTATTAATGAAACGATTATCTGGATTAGTTAGTTATTACAAAGGTTCTCGTATGGATTTAATGCCTAAAATCAATAAAGATGTTGTAGTTCGTGTTCCCATGTCATTATATCAACAAAATAAATATATATTAGAAAGAACTGAAGAAATAAATAAAGAAAAATCAAAAACAAAAGGAAGTGAACCAAGTAAAGTATGGGCTGATATTTATGAAATATCAAATTCTAAATCATCGAATTCTTATCGCATGGGAAGTCGCCAAACATGTAATTTTGTCTTTCCTCCAGAAGTAACTCGCCCTAGACCATCTAGTAAAGAAGATATTGAATATGAAACCCAATTTGATAAAGATATAATTGATAGTGCTCCAGATTTACCATCTGATGCTCCAGAAAGTAAAGAAGATTTTCCAGAACTACCTGAAGATGAAGATGAAGATGAAAAGGCTGTGGAAGCAGAAGAAGAATTTGAAGGAGGTGCTGACGCAACAACAGAAGAAGCAACAGAAGAAACAGATGATGAATCTAATAATTCTAATAATTCTAATAATTCTAATAATTCTAATAATTCTGATGACACTGTTGATTGCACAGATGATGAGCTATATTTTGAGAATACATCAAATGGTGATTGTTTGTTTGAATCTATTGCTCAAGTATATTATCCAATTGATGTAAGATCAGAATCTATAGATTATAAAAATGTTTTAAATGTGTCATCATTACTACGTAAAAATATAGCAAAGGTATATGTGAAAGCGGATAGTGATGAAATATTTCGTAAGAAGTATTCTATTCCTAAAATGATTACTGGTATAAAAGGTGATAAAACACTAAAAGAATATGCTAAATTTATACAAAGATCAAAAGCATGGGGATCAGATACAGATTTAGAAATAATAGCAAGAATATTAAATGTTCCATTTAAACTTATAGAACATAATCCTGAAAAAGATCCAGAGAAAAGTATAGTGCGTGTAATTGAAAAATTTGGTTCAACATATTCTGAAGATGATTATTATACAATTTGTAATTTAGATGGGCAACATTTTGTATTAAAGAAACATACACGCCCACATAAAAATAATATTGAAGAATTATTTAATAATATATTAGGCATAGAAGCAGCAGTAGCTAAAGAAGCAGTAGCAGTGCCAAAACCAAAATCATTAAAAGAAATGATGAAACATATGAAAGATATAAAACAAAGTGAATGTAAAGCTGGATTATTAAAAGGTGAAACATATAAAATGGCTATTGAAAGATCAAAGAAATGTTTAGTAGATTTTTCTTTTGATAGTTTGCGTTTAGATAATCCTGACGGATTGCGTATATATTCTCCAAAATATGCTGCTATGTTAAATAATATACAAAATACCCCTGGCAGTAGTTTAGTATATTCTCAATTCCTAGATATGGAAGGTATTGGTATTTTTAGACTTGCCATGGATGCAAATGGATATGCTCCTATTGAAATATTGATGTCTTCTGGAGGTATTCCAAAGTTTTCTGATATTACTGAACAATCACTTCGTAAAGGTTCATTACAACCAAGATATATAACATTTTCTGGAGCAGAAAAAGAAGATATTCGTCGTTTAGCATTAGATGTATTTAATGCTCGTTTTAATGAATTACCAGAAAGTTTATCAAAAGTTTTATTAGAATCTGGATTCAAAGATAATGATAATAAACGAGGACAAATCTGTAGATGTTTTTGTATTACAAGCGCTGGTGCTGAAGGATTATCTTTAAAAAATGTAAGAGCAGTTCATATTATGGAACCATATTGGAATGATGTGCGATTAAAACAAGTAAAAGGTCGTGCTATTCGTATTGGATCTCATTTAGATTTACCAAAGGAAGATCAAAATGTAAGTATTTATACATATGTATCTTGTTTTGGGAAGGAAGCACAAGTTGCAAAATCTGGTGAATGGAAGATTTCAGAAACTCTTATTAGAGATAGTGTATCTAGAAAAGATGCTATTGAATTTAATCTTCCTATAGCAGAAACATCTACAAGTTATACTTATACTTCAGATGAATATTTATATATAATATCTGAACGTAAAAAATTAATTATAAATGAATTAGAAAAAGTAATGAAATCAAGTGCAATAGATTGTGAATTAAATTATGCAGAAAATAAAGATGGAACATTCAAATGTCTATCTTTAAAAGGAAAAGTGGGAGATTTCTTGTATCACCCAGATTTACAAACAGATATTGGGGAATCTCAATCTATGTTTGAAATATCAGATAAAAAAACACAAAAGGTGGTGCGTTATTTTACATATAAAACTAAGAGATATGCTGCTGAACAAAGTGGTGAACAGTTCTTAGTATATGATGCTGAAGATTTAGATACTGTAATAGGAAGCATGGAATCTAAAGATGGAAAACCATCGTTGCCAATTACTTTTATATAAAAGTAATACCACGTGCCTTCCCTTTTTCAATAATATCATTATAAACAGCAATACGTGTTCTTCCATTAAAGTTTTTTCTTGATCCAAGACTAAGTGCTATTTTTACCAATAAATCATCTTCTTTAACATAATAAGATGTTTTATTATAGATATCAATTAACTGCGCTTTAGTTGTTGGAATTATAGTTACATTTTTAATTTTTCGTGTAATTCTTCTTTTCGGTTTCGGTTTCACTGGTGAAGCTTCTAAAGATGATACTGGTGATATTTTAATATTAGCTTTTGGAACACTTGGCTTGGATGTAGCTTTCTTGGATGTAGTTTTATTAGGACTTGGTTTATTAGGACTTGGTTTATTAGGACTTGGTTCCTTTATTAGTTCCTTGACTGGGCTTGGTTCCTTGACTGGGCTTGGTTCCTTGACTGGACTAGCTTCCTTTACTGGAGTAGGAATAATTGGTAAATCATATTCTTCATTTAATATATGTAATCCAGCCAATCCTTTTCGTATTTCGTTATGTTTTAAATATTTTTTAAAATTTGGTAGTAGTTTCCTATAATTATCTGCTGCTTCTTGAGCAGTATAACGAGTATTTGGATTATAATCAACACAGTGACTAATAAAATCCATTAAAGGACGTGTGACATTCTCCAATAAATATAATTGATATGATAATTGTTTTTCAGATAACCATTTTTTATCTTTCAGAGTTGTAAATTGTGAATAACTGTCAGTTTCATAATCATAATAAAATAAATATTGTTTGCCATCTATATGTTGAAATGGATAATGATGAAAATATTTTCTTAATAAATCAATAAGTGTTATACCCATAGAATATACATCAACTTTTTCAAATACATTTTTAAAATCATGAAAATTAGTTTTTTCATATATATCATATAATGTTTTATATGGTATCATAAATTTTGTTAAACCAGCCTTAATAATCTGCGCATTAAATCTTTGATTAAATGCGCGATATCTTGTGTGTACATATGCTTCAGATCTTAATTCACCATTTTTAAAAAAACATCCTAATTCAAATGGCCAATAAGGGTAAAATGTCTCATTATTAGAATACATCTCATCGATAGATTCTATGTGTTTAGTTTCAAAACTTAAACCAAAATCAATAAATCGCAAATGATCGGCATTTACTCCAGATAAAATATTAGGAGGTTTGATATCAGTATGAACTAGATTATTTTTATGGGCAATTGCAAGTCCATCAAAAAGATTCTGAAATCCAGAAAATATATTTTCATAGTTTGTAGATAATGGGTTTAATTTTTGTAAATCTGGCCCGCCATTTTTATAAAAAACTAAAAATCTAGAATTTAAACTATTCTTATAATGCACATCACATTTATATAAACCATTACTAAGTTTAATATTTTCATTATCAATAATACATTTTTTTGAAGGTGTAAGACTAAATTCTTGTTTAGGATCCACCGCATTCCATTTAAGACCTTCTTTTATTTCTTCAAACGCACTATCACGATCCATTAATTTAGAAACAAGATCTTCAGAAGTTCTTTTATCTTCATCTTCACATTTGAGTGGAGGATTGCCAAAGACGCAACCGTAAGTTCCTTCAGCAATATATTTTCCACCATTTATTTTTTTTCTTGTATTGCTAACCATTGCCTATTATATATTACTATAATCTATGCCGGTAAGGAAGTTGTCATTCTACAATAACAAGTTCCTTGTTCTGCAAGTGGAGGATCAGCCCATAGAGCAACTCCATTATGAATCATATTTTGATAATTCATTTCCCAATCAATAATTTCACGGAAAGGAATAAATGTCTTTTCAATCTTTTCTAAAAAGGATAATTGAAACATCATAGAATCTGTGCAACGATATACAAATTGATGAGGAGGTTTATAGGCTTTTGTTTTAGAATAATATGACTGAGGAGCTTCTGGTGGACGTGTTCCAACTCCTTCACCAAGACTTACATAATCCCATGATTTTCCATTTAAATCTTCAAGTAAATCATTAAGACATGAAACAAAATCTTTACGAAGATAAATATCAGATTCTAAGACAATAATTTTCTTATATTTATTTTCAACTGCATGTTTTACGCATGAATAGAAATTAATTCCAAGAGATATTTCCCCTTTGGATAATCCACGTCCCTTAAAAGTTAAAGTAGGACATTGTCGTGGTAAAAATGGGTCATAAATTCTAAAAATAAAATCATTTGTTAATTCATCACTCCAAATAGGAGCCATATAAATTAATTTATCATTAGGTATATCTATGTCATTAAAATGTTGAACCAATCTTTCATAGCGATCTTTTTCTTTTTCTCTATGACAGACTACATATACTTTTTCAATTTCGGAAGGCCAGACCATTAATTATTAATTATTCATTATGTTTAGGCTTTATTTCTCTTACGTTTTCTTGTATTATTATTATTATTATTATTACTATTATTTCCGTAACCATATATATTTTTCATCCAACGATTTGATCCTTTAATACATATTTTTTCAAGATGTGAAACTTTTTCTCTTATTATTCCAAATCGGGATGCTACATTTAATAAATGTGATGGCATTCCAAGTTGATTTGGAGTAACATCTTTGTATTCATTATTTGCTTCATGCAGTAACTCAATAATTTCTTCAATTTCTTTATCCATCTACTATAGTTATGCATTATTAGGTCGGATTCTTGTAGCAGAATCCATATCACGAGTAATAACTCTAAATGTTAGTTGAACTTGTTTAGAAAGATTAATTAAACGAGCTGCCGAAAAGTTAATATTATTTATAGCGGATTCTAAACTCTGGCTTGAGGCATTTGTTCCACCAAAAGGCATAATTGTTGTAGAACCAGTTGTAGGATTATTAAAACGGGATTCTAACACAATAAAATTACAATATCCAACAGTATTGGGTCCATCCGTATATACAGTGCCGTTTGTATATCCAGTAGCAACAACAAGAAGACCAGTAGTTTGTTGCATATAAGAAATCCAATCATCTTTTGCGGTATTATTATCATTAATCAGCGAAGGATCAATCCCTTTAATTGCGATTCTATCACCTTTAGAAAATAAAAAGCGACTGAAATATGTAGATGTTTGAATAATGTAATAAATAGAGTTATTATTTGTATCTTTTACACCAGTGCCAATATAAACTGAAGATGAAGTATAACCAGTCGGCATTACAAGAGATGAAAAAATATTACTAACTGTTAATGTATCTAAACTTGTATTAATTTGGTTACCATTTGGTGTTTGTAATTGAATTGTCATCTTTGTTAATGTAGCAAGAGGAGTAGGATAATATACACGTTGGCATTTTAAAAATTTAGGAATCATAGCAAGATAACTAGGATTTAGTAATGTGCTATCAGAAGACCATTGGGCATCATATTGTAAAGTAGCAAATGCTCTATCAAGAGCATCATCTGTGCCAAATACATTAGAATCAAGTTCTTCAATATTCAATAGTATGCTAGGATAAGCGAGAATATTATTTTTTGTTGTAGTATCATATACTGGTGAAGCACTTGTTCCAGTATTTGCGATTACTAAATCAAGTTGTTCATATGGAACAAGAGCCTTAATCATTTCAATGCGTGTAATATTATGAAATCTCATATTGGCGGAAGGACTATATTTGAATCCTTGACTATTATTTGCCGGATTGAAAGTGATAGAAAAGTTATAGCGATTTTCACGTTGATTATTATACCAGTCACGATCAGCAGAATATATAACTAGATTATATTCATTTTCCTTATAAGAAAGAATTTCATCTTGAGGAATAATGACATCTTGTGATAAAGCGGGTTTGATGCGAATTTCTTGTGGTTTAGCAATAGTAGGATTTGCTGTAGCAATACCAGATCTATCTAAATCCGTTAATAAAGTTCCAGAAAAGCCATCATCTAATTTTTGTATTTGTTGTGGAACTAAACTAGCTTCTCGCTTTGCTTCTACTTCACGTTTTTTCTTAGCTAACTCAAATAATGCCAATGCGGGAGTATCATTTGAATCTTCAATAGGAATTCTGAAATCGGGAGCGGGAGGCATAAGACGTTTTTGTCCTTCACCTCCATTACGATCATTTTGTAATGCTGTAAAACGGCTACCAACATCTTCTTTAATCATACGTGTATCAATATCACTTGTAGCACTGATATTAGCACGATTTAAATAAGAACCAAAATCTGATACAACAACTTTTAAAACCTCTTTATTTAGTTCTACAATAGATTTACCAGAGTTATTAGTATATACTTCGCCCATATAATGTTTTACAGTTTTACCTAATCTTATTTTTTGAGTATCATTCAAATCACCATTTGTTCTTCGCTGAAAGTCTGTATAGACTAATCTATTTAACATTGCTTCATTTCTATCACTTAAGAAATCTACTGATGAACTCATCTATCTATTAGGAAATAGTATTAGGTAGAGAACAACCAATCGCGTAAGTCAAGCATAAAAGCATCCGGAGGTGCTTTACGACTAAATCGTTTAAAATCATCACCCATAAGCATGCGGATGATGAAATACATACTATACATTCCACATTCAGAGTTTTGGTATTGAAAACGACGGCCATTATAAAAGAGTTTCATATCTTTATCTTGTGTAGTAAGCCATTTCATAAACTTTTGTATTTGTTGAGGAGCTTCCATTCCATAAGAATCAAAATAATAAGTTTTATGTTTTACTAAATCAATAAAAACAGCAACCCAATGACTTCCTCCTTTGAAATGTGGATCTAAATTATAAATAATTCCAATATATTGCGTTCCATTTGCTAGAGATTCTGATACTCGTAATTCACACATTTCTTGAATAAGACATTTCCCATCTTTTTTATATGGGTCGGGTGCAGCAAAATCAATGGGGTATGGACCCATAAATTCAAAATTTGGATATGCGTCTTCATATTGATTCATAACATATTCAATATCTAAACTATTTAACCACTTATCAGGATCAGATTTCCAATCATCCGGTTGTTTAGGTCTTAAATAGTTTCGTATAAGTTCCATTTTGCGTGGTTCCTCAATTGGTAGAGCCTTTACAAAAGTATATTCATGTTTAGGTGTAACATTTAATGCTTTTTCAATAGCACTACGATTTGCTTCAATATTTAATTTAGTAGCAACTTCTGTTAGAATTTCTTGAGGAATGCAACCTTCTGACGGTCTAGATTTGCCAACTTTTGGATGACATTGTTCTGGGCCAGGGGATGGTAGTTTTTTTATTTTTCTAGTATTATTCCTCATCTAACTATAGATATGACAGAAAAGAAGGTAAATGACTCAAAATTTTGGTATTATATATTACCAACATTTATATTAGTATTACTTGCTTTTTATATATATATATTATTTCATGTATCTTCTATACAATCAGTTAACTCTAAAAAAGTTTTTCAAATTTTAAAAACATTAAATAGTAGATAAAATGGCATTTAGTGAAACAGTAAAATTAGTAAGTTCATTGGTGGTATTAATAGTTTGTATAGCATTATTTGGAACAATGTATGGAGTTTTATTAAATAATCAAAATGCAGATAATCAACTTAATAATATTGCTAGTTTTAATACAATATTTGCTGTAAATGCTGTATTAATTGTTGTATTAGCATTACTTTCACTATATTTTATTAAATCTGATCCTACGATGTTTCAACCTTATGTTCTTATAGTATTACATCTAGCATTATTACTATCTTCATTATCATTATCTTATTCAGTTATTACTGTGAAAAGTGTATAATTATTCTACTAAAATGGCATATATCCGATGCTGAAGTCTAAATTTACCTGTCCATGAAAATGTGGATTGCATAGAATAATTTTTATGAAATGAAATACCTTGGATACGAAACATAATTCTAACAGAATCATTTGCTTTAATAAGTCCCGGTTCATAACTTGTATACCATTTATTATTTTTATAAATATGAATATCAGTATTTAGATTTACAGGATAATATAATTGTAAATTATTATTTTGAACAATTGGTTTAAAGTTATTATTTAAAACATCAAGTGTATAATTTTCATGAAACCAATTTTGTTGTGAAATAAATACAGCAGTTATAAGAATATTTTGTAAAGCAAAGAGTTTTGTTTGTGCTTGAATATTTTCATTCATTGAAATAATAAGTTTCCCAGAATTTTCATCAAATTCTTGTATTTTTAGTTTAGGAAGAAATATATTTAAATTATTAAATATATTATGACCATCAAAATATGCTAGTGGAACTAATGCTTTATCATTATGAATTATTTCACCAATTTGAACTTTACCAACTTCTAACTTTTGTAGAGGAATACACCATTCCATCGTAAATCTTGCTATATATTATACGTTTCATTTATTTAGATAGTTAATTTATGGATTCTATTGAAGCACTAGAATTATTTGGTGAATATATAAAAGAAAACACTCCAGAAACAATTCATAATAAAAGGATGCATCTAGAACCACTTATTTATGATATTTTAAAAATAAAATATTATACTATTTTTGATAAATTCTGGAATGAGAATAGTATTCCAAAAAATTCCAATAAAGCAATTGTGTTAGTGGAAAGAAGAATTCATGAAAATCTTGCTTTTATTTTACGAAATATGTTTTATTTTGCTAGATACTGGTCAATTGTAGTAATATGTTCCGATATTAATTATAATTATTTAAAATCTATTTGTGGAAATAATAATGTAAAATTATTACAATTATTTGAAGGTAATCCTGATAGAGATAAAGGTAGAAAAGAATATAATGATTTATTAAAATCATTAGAATTTTATGAAATGTTGCCATATGAACATTTATTTTTTGTAGAAATGGATACATATTTAAGGAAACCAATAGATGAATCTATGTTTGAATATGATTATGTAGCGGCACCATATAATTGGGATTTTAGTTCTGCTGGCGGAGGGATGAGTTATCGTAAAAAATCAGTAATGATAGATATTTGTAAAAGATTTACTTCAACGACTCCAATGCAAGATTGTTTTGCAAATGAAGGAATAAAAGCACTTGGATATAAAATGCCAAATTATTTAGATGGTATGAAATATATTTGTGAATCATGTTTTTGTGTAGATCCTATGGGGGTTCATCAATGGTGGACTTTCTTTACAAAAAATATTGAACATAAAGAAATTATTTTTCATAATTATTTAAAAATGGAAATTATAGAGGAAATAAAAAAGTGATTTAAAGAATAAATATTATTATAAATTATGTGGTGAGAGCCACATATATGGTCTGTTAGCTCAGCGGTAGATGCGTAGTGCTGTTCGATATAAAGATATCAAGTTAAACACTAATGTCGCGAGTTCAATCCTCGCACGGACCTTTTTCAAGAATTATTATATTCTTAAAAAAGATCATTTTAAACCATTTTAAGGATAGCTAATCTATCTTTAATAGGATGGATTCATTATGTCTATGTTGGCGAGGCATGGCAGGAACTGGTAAAAAAACACAATTATATGAAAAACTAAAACAAATTGCGCAAAGTAGAAAAGTTCCATTTAATATCCAAACAAAGGTATTATCATTTGATTCTGGAAACGCATCAACTGTAGCAAAAGGGGATGAAGATGATGAAAAATCGGATTCACATACAATAGAATATGAAAGTTCACTAGTTCATTTAGGGTTTGATATTGCTCGTATGTCTATGCAAGATAAAAATATATTACGTCCAGTATTAACAAATTATGGAAAAGGAAGTCATGTATTATCTGGAGAAAATGGATGTGGAAATCGTATTATTGTGTTATATCATTCTCATTTATTATCATCCGAATCTATATTAATTATTCAATCTGTTTTAGAGCAAAATGATGGAGATTTATCAATATGGATGACATCTGAATTACCAGTAGCATTAAGAATTCGTGATTGGTTTATAGAAATTTCTACACGCAGTGAAGATGGTAATGATAGAAATTTTGAAATTTTTACTAAAAGATTAAATAATATAAAGACACAACCCATAGAAACATCTATTCATAATTGGGATCAAGTGTTTTATATGAAACTTTTAAGTTGGATAAATATTAAACCAAATTTAGACGAAGTCGCTGAAATTAAAAAGTTTGTTTATGAAATTTTAACAAGAAATTTACGTTGGGTAGAATGCGTTCATTTTCTTTTAGATGTAATTCTAGAAATGAAAGAAATTAATACATCCCAACGTTTGCGTCTTTTAAAAGTTTTAGCAAATACTGAAGCAACAAGTGGAGGCATTACTCTCCCGAGTTATCGCATACCTATCGTTTGGGAGAATCTATTTATTAATCTTCGTAATGCTATAATAGATGACATTTAATAATGTTTTATTAGAAAATTTAACAGAAAATGTTAAAAAATTAAAGAATCAAAAATGGATAGATGATAATATAATAGATAAAGATATAGAAATTTTAAAAAAAGAAGCTACGGATGTATCTCCTTTTGATAAATTAAATTTAAAAAAATATATGTTTGAAGCATATGAAAATAAGACTGCTAATTTTCTTATAAAAAAATGTAAGTTTGGAAGAATTGTAATTCTAACAGAAAATTCTGATGAATTCTATCCATGGGATACTTGGGGAAAGATATTAGAATGGTTTGGTAGTTTTTATCAGATTTATATTTATAGTTCAAAACAAAAAAGAATTCTACCAGATGTTGGTGTAGTTGGTCCAGAACATGTGAATGGAGGGTATACATACCCTTGTAGAAAAGATTGTGTTGTTATATATCGCTATGAAGAAGCAACACGTGTATTAATTCATGAACTATTACATGCTTCTTGCACAGATAATCATGAAAACTCTGTAGAAGTAAGAGAAGCAGCAACAGAAACTTGGGCAGAATTATTTTTAATAGCAATATTATCAAAAGGAAATATAAGTCTAGCAAAGAAACTTTGGAAAATTCAAGATCATCATATTCAAGATCTTAATTATACCTTATATAATTTTTACAATGTAAAAACGCTAAAAGATTATGCTTCCAGATATACAATTCTACGAGAAAAAGTATTAAATAGTTTTGGATTTTATTTGGATTTAAACTATACACCTAAGCGTATAAAATCTAGCCGTTTTACATCTATACTATTAGATAATTATCTTACTTAATGTATTTATTAAGATATGAGAAAGAATCATTAAAAGATTATATAGTCTATGATATGTCAGATAATTTTTTGCCACACGTAATTTCATCAGATAATCAATTCCAAATCTGTTATTTAAATAATGATTTAAATAATATACGAATATATTTTAAAGTCATATTTTATAATAAAAATATTATTGATCTATTGGATAAATTGTTAATATTTATAAATGAAAAATTTAATACTACTGGAGAAAACTGGACTATATTAAAAAATGAAAGAATGTTAGATAACGATCATATTATTAATTTATATTTTTTTTCAAATAAATATTGTATGTCGTTATCTAAGTTAAAGAAATATATTGATAATTTATATTATTCTAGTGTTATATTTGATAGTTCAATTTATTATACATTTAATTCAAAATATCGTGAATTAATCACTGTAAATTTGCCAAATCAAAGTAATAATTTATTTCCACATGTTCCTAAACTAACAATTCTATGTGGAAATCCCAATGATTTAGTTATAACAAATCTTGAAAATTTAGTAGAATTTAGACCAATGAACATTAAAAATGGGCACTTTTTAGTGAAGTAATGGGCAAACATCATAATGAAGATTATAAATTATCTGCTGTCAAGTATGCTTTACGAACAGATAATCAAGTTGAAACTTGTGAAGTTTTTGATTGTAAAAGGTCTTCTTTACAACGATGGATAGATAAATATGAAGATACTAAAAATCTTTCTAAAGCCAAAACTATAAGAAAATCAAGAAAAGTAAAGAAAGAACATATTGCTTTTATAAAATCTGAACTCAAAAAGAAACCAGATATTTTTCTACAAGATTTATTGGAATTACTAAAGCAAGGAGCATATAGCAAAAACAGAAAATACATTATTATATAGTGTCCCGTATCACCCTGAAACAAACGTAATAGAAGAATTTTTTAGTCAACTAAAACACTATATCAAAAAGGAAAGCCCAAATATATACGAAGATATAAATAAGGTAATTAAATCTATACTAAAAGATAAAATTACACCGAAACATTTGGAAAATTTCATAAAGCATAGTTATAAAATATACGATTGATAACTATAGTTTGTATCATTTTTCTTTTCGGTCGGTGTAATAAAAATATTATTATTAAAGATATATAAAGAACAATAATAACATAAATATCTGTATCCATTAAGATTAAAATATCATATTTCTTTATATTTCCATAAAATTGATTCCAATGGTAAAAATTATACATTAGAATAAAAATGGGTGTTCGTGGATTATATAGTTATTGTAAGAAGTATCTAAAAAATATTAATCCAAATAAAGATATAAGAATTGGTGTTGATGTATCATCACTATTATATAGATTTCATGGAGATTTTGAAAAGATTTATAAATTCTTAACTCCATTGTTAGAGAATAAACTTATCTTTGTATTTGATGGTAAAGCCCCCAAATATAAAGAAAAAGAACTTGAAGTTCGTGCTCAAACAAAAAATCTAGCGGAACAAAAAATAATGTTACTCAAAGAATCTTTGAAACAAAATTTAAATGAAGAAACTAGAACTCTTATTGAAAGTAGAATATATGAATTAGTTCTAGAAAACTGGTCACTGAATTATAATACATTACAAGATTTTAAAACATTTCTAAAATCTAAAAATCTTATTTATATTAAAAGTAATTCTGAAGCAGATTATTTATTAGTAGATTTATATTATAATAATTATATTGATGCCATTTTATCAAATGATATGGATTATTTAGTTTCTGGAGTAGATATATTGTATTTAAATGTAAATGGTATTCTCAAAGAAATTAACCTTTATGAAATTCTTTATACTGAAGATATTAATCTAGAACAATTTCGTGATGTTGCTGTATTAGCTGGAATTGATAATGTAAAATATATGGATATTGATGATGTAGATCGTGCTATATCATATATTCGTCATTATGGTTCTATTCAAAATATGAATAATAAATATAATAAATTCTTTAATAATTTAAATTATCAAGAAATTATTGAAACAAAGAAAAGATATGTTCCAACAAAAAATATTAATACATATTTAAAAGTAGAACATAAATCTATATTAGATGACTACATGGTCAGATGAAACAATAATAATAGAAACAACAAATGTAGATTTTTATTTACGTTGTTTTAAACATAGAAATTTAGGAAAACGTGAAAAATATAATTTAATAGAAATTCAAGAAAATGAATTTAGAAAAGATGATCATTTATATTATTCACAAATAATAAAATATAGATTATTAGGTTATTTGTTACCAAATGAAGAACATATATTAAGTAAATATTTTTTATGTACATCTTGTTTTGAAAAAATAGAAAATATGGAAAAATGTATTATATGTAAAAAAGATTTTACCAAAGATGATCTTCCATTTTTCTTAAATTGTAATTATTTTACTCAATATAAAACATATGAAACATATAGAAAAAGATATAATTTGGGAGTGTTTGAAAAATTTTTACGAGATCAAAGAACATCTATGTGTAATCCAATGAAAGAAGAAATTGTAATGAAGGCAATGCATCCAGATAAAATACAACGAATTTTAGATTTAACAAATGATCTTGAAAATCTTGATAATTATATTTGATGTATTATGCTATCTTTATAGTATATATTGTAGTTGTTACAAAGATTGCTAATAAAACATCAACCGTATAATGTGATCTTGTTGCTAAAATAGCAAGAATATTTGTAGCATTAATACCTAATAGTAATGGTAAATTAATTATATTTTCTCTATAATATAATAATGTTAATAATAATGTAAAAGAAGTATGGCCACTAAATATCTTATCATAACAACCACCGAGTAATAATGAACGGGTAGTAATTGTTTCATTACATATTTTATGTTTTGGAAGAATTGTAGCAATTGTTGTAAACGCACGAATAAACATAATAATTGTAAATTTTGCCAAGAATTCTGTTGTTAGAGTTTCATTTGATAAAAAATATAAAGATATTAATACTCCTAGTCCAATAAAATCTGTAATATAATGATAAGAATGTAAATCGGGAAGAATATAATGGGTTATATCAAACAATTCATATCCAGAATCTTTATAATAATTAGAACCTAGTTTTAGCACCGCATAATTTGAACCAAAAATGATTACTAAAATAATTATAAAATAAACTATCTCATACATTTACCTACTTTAAAAAATTATATTTTTTTATAAAAATTGAAATAATCTTACAGAATTCTCATAATTTTTTATACCATAAAAAAATTGATTTTTATTTTTGCAAAATCAAAAACTATTAAAAATGAGAGTGATTAGTTTCAATGTAAATGGAATTCGTTCTATGGCAAATAAAACGAAATCTGGTATAAAAGGTTGTAGTATAGATAATAATGTCATTAGTAAATTAGTAGAAGAACAAGCACCAGATATTCTCTGTCTTCAAGAAATTAAATGCTCTAAAATGGCAGATCTAGATTGTTATAAAAAGTATTTTCCGTATATTTATGCTAACTTTTCTACAATTAAGAAAGGATATTCTGGCACAGCGATTTTGTGTAAAGAAAAACCAATTAATGTTACCACCGAGTTTGAAAAGACAACTATCCATAAAGAAGGTCGTTTAATCATTGCTGAATTTGAAAAATATTATATCGTAAATGTTTATACACCAAATTCTAAAGATGAACTTACTCGTCTAGATGAACGATTAATCTGGGATAGATTCTTTCAAAAGACTCTAAAAAATCTTACGAAACCTATTATTACATGCGGGGATTTCAATTGTGCGTTAGAAGATATTGATATTCATAATCCAAAAGTTCATCATAAATCTGCTGGATTTTCAGATGATGAAAGAAAATCTCTAAAAGAAACTATTGCTGATTTGAATCTTGTTGATACATTTCGTCATAAGAATCCAACTGAAGTAAAATATACTTATTGGTCTAACTTCCATCAATCACGGGCAAAGAATCGTGGATGGAGAATAGACTATATCTTTAGTAATGTAGAAGTAAAACACGCAGATATTCTTACTGAATATTTTGGTTCCGATCATTGTCCTATAGTAGCAGAACTTCTTCTAACATAATAGGATGATACCCAAATTAATACATCAAATTTGGTTTCAAGGAAAAGAAAATATACCCGAACATTTAAAAACATATCATGACACATGGATACAAAATAATCCTAATTTTGTAATTATAGTATGGGATGAAGTAAAGATTCAAAAAGAAATAGATGTATTTTTTGATAAAGATGTGCGAGATATGTATAATAATTATGATCATATGATTCAAAAAATAGATTTAGCCAAGTATATAATTCTTTATAAATATGGTGGAGTGTATATTGATATGGACACAAAGAATATTCAAAGAATTAAAGATTCTTTTTTTGAAGATTATGATATTATTGTTTCTAAACTACCAGAAAATGCTATGTTTAAATCAATGATGGTGTTAGGAGGTAATAATATTACAAATGATATTATTAATAATGGTATAATAATGGCTGCTCCATCACAACCATTATTATTAGATACAATAAATGAAGCAAAAAAAAATAAGAATTCTATTTATAAATATATAAATAAAACATTATATGTATATGTAACTACTGGACCATTATGTTTAACAAATGCTGTAATAAAAAATCAGAAAAATCCAACATATAGTAAAATAAAAATAATAGACCAGAGTTATTTTGAAGGTTGTGATTTAATTACAGTAGAATCTGGATCATGTAAACCACCAGAAAATGCGATTGGAGTTCATTTATATGAAAATGCTTGGATATCAGATTCAGATAATTTTATAAAGAAATTATTAATATATTTATTTAATAATTTTGTATTTATTTTATCTATTATTGTATTATTTTTTGCTATTACATATTTAGTAAGAAGTAAAATTATTAAAAAATTGACGAGTTATATTAAATTATATAGGTAATCATGGAACCTATTTATTCATTAATAAAGCCTTTGGTAAAAGCTAAAGTATTATCACGCCCATCTAAACATATTAAATCACCATATTTAGCGGATGTGTTGCTTTTGGAGAATAATAAGGAAGCGTTATGCCACACCGCAAGTCTAGGATGTTGTGGATATATTGCCTTAGATAGTATTGTATGGATTCTTGAAAAAGAAGATATTACTACAAAATCTACGCACGAACTCTATTTAGTTGAAGTAAATAAAGTGTTTATTGGTTGTCATCCATTAGTAGCAAATAAAATTGTAAAAAATCTTTTATATAAACAAAAGATTCTACCAAATATAAATGATATTCGTTCTGAAATATCTATGAATGATTGTCGGTTTGATTTTATTGCTAAATATAATGAACGAATGACATTTATTGAAGTGAAAAGTGTGCCGATTGTTAAAAATAATATTGCAATATTTCCTTATAAAAATGAAAAAGTCTCAAAAGACCCAATTTCACCTCGTGCTCTAAAGCATGTAGAAACACTTACTAATTTAGTAAATACTTATACATGTGTTCTTGTATATTTAATTCAACGCCCAGATGTAAATGTATTTTCTATAAATAAATTAGATCCTATTTATTATAATGCTGTAAAGAAAGCATTTGATGCTGGTGTTATCATTAAACCTATTGTGGTGCGGTGGGATACACAACATTGTTATTATGAAAAAGAGTTGGGGATTGTTTGGTGATTCTATTGTAATATTTTCCATATAAATCCTCCAGCTAGTTTTATTTTTCCATTACATACATCAGATATTCTACGATTATTAATATTTGTTTTTTTTTCAGCATCTTGAATACTATTAAATGTTGATATTAATATATTATCAATAGTGTATTGACCTACCTTTTTCTTTCTTTTTTCAGAACATATTTTTAAATTTTCTAAACTTTTTATATGTTGTGTATATCCTTCTAATTTTCTTTTTGCCAATGCTAGTTTAACAGTTTTACTCATTTTTTCTCTATATTCATTTGTAATTTTTGATTTCAGTATCAGGATGTACATGAGAATTTTTCCCCCCTTCTCTTAAATTATAACCATTTGGAGAAATAGTATTAAACTTTTTAATATATTCTTTTTCATATATTCTTTTTCATAATTATTACAATCTTCATCAAAACAAATACATACAATTTGAAATTTAAAATTATTTTTTCCATATTTATTAAAAGCATTTGATAGCCGGATTTATTATTATTATGTTGATTCCATCTATTATTAATATCTTTTTGAATACTTTGTCCTATATATTGTCTCCCATTTATTTTATTTGTAATTAAATATATATTTTCTTATATCCTTAGTTTCTATGTTAGCATATTTTTACCTTTTATAACAAAAAAGTAAAGATATGCATGTAGCAAGACTTGAACTTGCGCACTTTCGTAACGGATTACATAAAATTATATGACATATTAATGTCATATTTTCTTAAGACCGTCGCCTTCGATGTTTATAATATTATAAAAACCACTCGGCCATACATGCATTATGGAAGTATCGCTACTCCCATATATAATAGTATAACCCTATCTTTAAGTATTTATTTTTCATTTTTTCTTAAAACAAAAAATTTAGGGTTTTTATTTTTTTTTGCTTTTTAGTTTTTAAGTATTTTTTCTTTTATTTTTATTTATCTTAAACTACTACTTTATAGCAGCCTTCAAGCACTTGAAATCAAAGATTTCAAGCAGTGTTCAAGCAGTCGCCACAGGCGCAGCCTTCACGTAATGACGGTTAAGGTAGCGCTGGAGGTTGAAGTAGGTCAGAGGCTCGCCCTCGGCAATAGCAAGAAGCTTGCGCAGAGGAGCATCGGGCTTGATGTCATGCTTGTTCTTCAGCTCGTGGGCCTTCACATACTCGTTCACCGCCTTGGTGACTTCAGAGCGGCTCATAAGAGTTGCGGCAGGGCGGCCAAGGAAGGTCAGAAGTTCAGCAGTGACCTGAGTTGGGCGCTCAAAGATGGAGGGAGCACGCTTGATCTCCACGCCATTCTCGTCGAGCTTAACACGGCGACGACGCTTGCGAGCATCCTTCATCTCACGACGAACATTCTTCTCTAGACGCTTGAGCTGGCCTAGGAGAGTAGAGGCAGTCTCGCGGAGAGAGTTGAGGTTGCCGCTAATCGTGCGGATCTCCTCATCCCACGTAGTAGTCGCTACAGCAGGGGCAGCTACCGTCTCAACGGGAGCACCGGTGGCAGGGGCTACTACAGTAGGCGTAGTAACAGCGGGGGCAGGGGCAGAGGCAGCGGCGGATGCTTTAGGGGCACGCTTGGCCTTAGTTGCCGGTGCGGCATCCACAACAGCGGCTACCACCTCCACAGGGGCGGACTCTGTCTTCTTGTTGGCAACACGCTTAGTAGTCTTGGAAGGGGCAGCAGAACTCATTATACCGGAAGATGAGAGATTAGAACTCATATTAATACGCACATTAATGCCGATAGAAAATCAATTTTTTAGTAAAAATGCGTTTTTTTTTAATAAATATTTAGGCATATGCTAGATTTTACTTTTTTTTTTGAAAAGATGGTGTGTACAAGACATAAAAATATATTAATACATAAAATTAATAATGTATTCTTGAAAAAATCATTTCGGATAATTAGGAGAAGAATGAAGGAGCAATGTAAAAATATTAAAAGTAAGCATTATCCAAATATTCAATGCCCCAATAAAGTTTCAAAAAATAATGGAGAATTTTGTGCCAAGCATATTAAAAATCCCAATCGGTTTTCTCAAAAAAATATAACATCTGCTAAAATTATTCAACAAGTTTGGAAAAAATATTCTCATAAAATATCATGGCATCGTCAAGGACCAGCAGTATTTGATAGAACTCTGGCAAATAATCAAACAGAAATATATTCATTAGAAAAATTGGATACGATTCCAAGAATTTATTTTTTTAGCTTTTCTGATACCCAGAAAAATATTTGGGGATTTGATATACGTTCTCTTAGTTTTCTATTATCAAAAACTAAGATTATTAAAAATCCTTATACAAATGTTTTATTATCACAAATATGTCATAATAAAATTCAACAAAGAATAGAATGGCTACAGACTCATAAATATCCAATCATGTATATGGAAAGTAACACTTTAACAAGCGAACAAATGTGGAATCAACATGTATTAGATGTTTTCTTAAAAATGGAGGAATCTGGACATATTGTAAATATTGAATGGTTTCATACATTAGATAAAGAAGATCATATAGAGTTTTATAAAAAACTATATGATATATGGAATTATAGACTTGGATTATCATATAAACAAAAAAATAATATTGTGTCAGGATTTAATTCTAGAAATAAATTATTTAAGTATACATTGGAAGAAATAAATAGTAAAGAAGAGAAAACAATAAAGAAAAATAATTTAGCCATTATTGATCGTTTAGTAAGTTCTAGTGAAAAATCTCTTGGTGTTATGTATGTTCTTATGGCATTATCTTATGTAAATAATAATGTAATGGAAGCGCATTCTTGGATTCTTGGATCATTAGCTTCTATTACTGACTAGTTAGCACTAGGTGTGTAATATATATTTGTAGAAGCATGGCATGGTGGGCCAGGGGGGAAATATACATTAAATCCTGGCACAGAACATACAACGGGGGTAGATAAATCTTTCTGAATAAAAGGAAATTGTGTAGGATTATAACATACTGTTGGTAATATAATATAGGGATTTAATGAAGGATCGTCATCAGAACATACAGCACATCCTTGTGCTTTTTGAAGAATCGCACTATAATCTTTTTGTGTTCCTACACCCGTAAAGACTGCTTGTGTAGATAAATGAGTAATATATTGATAAGGAGGCACAATCTGATTTGTATGTTGATCAATTACATTTGGCACTGTCTGGGGAGCAACAACACTAGATGCTTTTGCTTGTTTAATAAGTGTTAATTCAGAACTATCACGCACTTTATTTCTTGATAAATATATATTAGCAGACTCTTGTATACGTCTTGTAAGCTCTGATGATGAAAGAGACATTCTTACTAATTTCACTTTTTTAAAAAATTTTTCCAAAAAATCAAAAAAATTGATTCATACCTCGCCAACAAGTATGTATTACAAAAAATGTCTAGTGCTATTGTTTTCCCTAAGGATTTCAAGCCCTCATCTGTTACCATCTCGCCTGTAAAGGTGATGGACAGTGGGGCAAAACAAGCTTACGTAAATTATGATGGTCATTCTCTGATGATGCAAGTTTCTGGACTCAGTGTTCCCTATGGAATGAGTGTCTTTGATAAGGCTGGTCCCGTAAAGTATTCAGTTGATGTATCTCTAAAAGGATATGATGATCCTACCTCAAAGGCTTATCAGATTTATAATGCGTTTAATAGTCTTGATGAGTATATGATTGATCTTGGTGTAAAGTTTTCTAAGCAATGGTTCAAGTCCGATCTTAATCGTGAGATCATCAAGGCATTCTACACTCCATGCATCCGTTTCTCCAAGGATGCGGAAGGTAATGTAAAGCCGTATCCTCCTACGCTAAAGATTCAGCTCAAGCAGCGTGATGGCAAGTTTGAAACTGCTATCTACGATGATAAGAAGCGTCCTCTAACTGATATTCCTCTTGAGGATATTCTAGTAAAGGGTGCTACCATCTCATCACTCACTCAGTGTACTGGTGTATGGTTTGCTGGTTCTAAGTTTGGTCTTTCTTGGAAGGCTATTCAGATTAAGGCTGATCATCTTCCTGAAAGCATTCGTGGATTTGCATTCCGTGATGAGGATGGAGAGACTTCAGCGGCACCAGTCGCAGCACCAGTACAAGCCACTCCTAAACCCGCAAATACCTTTGCTTCACTAGCGGACGAGGATGATATGCTTGATGATGAGGCAGTGCTTGCTCCCCCCACAAAGACTACTGCTCCTCCAGCCGTAGATGATGATGAGGCTGATATCATTGAACCGGTAGCAGTTCCTGCTAAGAAGACCGTTGTTAAGACGGTAAGCAAGATCGTTAAGAATGTCACCAAGAAATAAGTTAAAAATAAAATAAAATAAAATAAAATAAAATAAAATAAAATAAAATAAAAATAAAAAATGCTAATATTTTTTATGCGGATGCGTTAGGAGCATTTGTAGGAGGGAAATTGTAAATATTAGCAGAACAACTACCACACTTTACTTCAGAGCGTTCAGCAATTACTTGTTGTAATTGAACGGTAGGTTGTTCTCGTAATACAATACCAGCATTATTATTCTTAGCACTAACTAAATTTGTATGGTAAGCACGTAATGTAGCACTTTGCTTATATCTAGTTAACATGGAGGCATCACGATTCGATACTGACATTCTACTAGTATATATTATTTTTACGCCGGTAATACAGGATTGAGAGAATTATTTGGTAAAGCGGGACATATTGTTGGAGGCTTTGGCTGACTTGCGTTAAGATATGCTGCTCCAACTGGAGGACAAGGAACATTTATTGCTGCTGGAGCATAATCAACAAATCTTGTATTTGAATTTAATGGACTATTTTCTCTATTTAATGTATTTTGGATTAATTGAGCAATTCTAACAGATTCTGGAAGAACTGGAGGTTTAACATAATTGTAACAATTTACATGTGAAATTAAATAAGCAGATTCAGTTTGAACACTTATATTACTACTTGATTGAGCCTTACAAGCAACACAAGAATTAATTCCTTGATATGCACGAGCTTTTGCTAGATTTTCTTGTAACACACACATTTGTGTTTTTTGTAAAATATTTGCTATTCTTCCAGACTCAGTATTTGCCATTCTTAACGGTCTCCTTCTTCAAAGTCTTATTTTTCTTCTTTTCCTTTTGAATACGTAGCACTTTTTCTCTTAAAAGAGTTGGATATCCTTTCTGATAACCGGAGCATTGAATAGGAAATCCGTCAAATTGAGATTTTTTTGATATTAATAATGAATGAAGAGTTTTAATACACTTTCCAATATCACATAAATAAATCTGTTCTGAATTTGTAAAAAAATAGAATGAATAATATATATTAATTAATGTCTGTAATGATGCTATATGTATAATTTGTCCATTATAATTAATATTATTATAAGAATAGCAAGCAGTTTCTTCAATAATTTCTGCTATTAAAATATTATTTTGATATATTTTAATTCTTTGTGGAAGAAAATCACCTTTTTTATCATATGATATAAGCTTTAATGTAGATTTGTCTAATAATTGTTTTATATCAAAAGCATCTTTATTAATATTTGGACTAAAGAAATAAAAAGGACCTCCTTTTGTTAAATTATATTCTAACTTTTTTGTAGTTAGTGATTTTTTATATATACCTTCTAATTCTATATTTGCTAAAGTCCTCTGATGACTAATAATGTAATCTAATAACAATTTTCGTATAACAAATGGCACCTCCGTTTTATAATGTTTCTTATTACATGTTTTTATAGGAAACCGACTATTTAATAATTCAAGTCTAGTAAATACTTTCTTCCAACGTTCTACTTCTCCACGAGGTCTACTAAGTTCTAAATACATCATCATACGTAAAATATTTTCGTTTGCATAATATATACCATTTACTTCTTTAGAATTATTTGTAAAAATCTTAAATAAATCTTTTGATATTTCTGTTATGTCAGCAATAGCCACATAGTTCACAAGAATTTTCTTTGTTCCTTCATGGACTCCTACACGATTATAGACATCTTTATATCCAGCCGATTTCAATATATATACTAATTCTTTAACATCACCTTCAGCATCAGGTGTTAAAAAATCATAATCTGGTAAATCATATAATGGATCATAAAACTTATCTTTTTTAGGTAATAGTTCATTCATAGCAGTTCCGCCATAACACACTCTTTTTTTCTTACTAATAAAATTATGTACTATTTGTAATGCTTGTAAAATTTCTGGATTATGAGCTGATTCATAATCTAATATTTCTTGTGCTTTTTCAATAGCTAAATCAAGTCGGGATTCTATTAATTTTTCTGGTTGTAGCTTTCTTTCATATAATGTTTGATGTATATCTTCACCCATTATTTTTTCCCTATTGTAACTGTTTAATTAAAAACGCATCATTCCCATACAATTGTAGCACAGATTTAGCAAAATCTATTGGACTATTAAAATAATCATAAGGAATTACATTTACTTGTAAAGTATTTAATAATATATCCATTTGTTGTTTTGTTAAGATCTGGTCTGGCTTTGGTTTAACTATAATAAATTTATTTTTATATAGTTGAACAAACTTAATTTGTTCTTTATCTTTTAAAGCCAATAATGTATCAGCATTATATATTAATGCATTTGTTGGGACATCTGGAGTTTCTACAACAGTAGCATCAACCGTTTCAGAATCTTTTTCATAATAATGAAAATGTATTTTATAATCTAAATCTTGAGATTTATCTTTCTTTATTTTTGTAAATAAAGATGTATCAATATTTGTTCCAATAATAAATTGTTTATCAAAATCATGGATGTTAGCACTAAATAAATCTAATTCTTTAGAAGCTCGTTGATATCCAGATATTAATGTAAGTGGTTCTAGAGCAGTAGAGACCTTTGATAAATAATTTATATAATTATCAGTATCTGTTGCTTTATAAGGAAGTCTTACAAAATGTAATAATAATAATATAGGATAGTTATTGAAAGAAATAGTATCATTATTATGATATTCATTTAAATATTTAGTTATATCATTAAGACTAATAGAATTATTTGAAATAAGTTTTCCTTGATTATTTCTCATAAAAACACATGGAGTAAATGTTTTACAATACTTCTTTTTATTTAGTGATTCAGATTCTAGATAGTCTATTTGAATAAAGAAAGTTCGTGCTCCAGTTCGCAATTGTTGTAGGATTCCTTGATTTGATTCCATGGTATCATTTGATAAATATCCAATCTGTTTAAAAGTAATTGGTTGAATATTTTTTATTGCTGGCGCTTCATTTCTAGATATTGATTGTAATCCACCACGTAAAGTATCTACTCTATCCATAATATGTTTTATGAGCTGTGTAGAATTATTTTCAAAACCTTCTTGTGATGATTTTACATAGTTATATAAAAAAATACTTCCAACAATTAGTCCTAATAATATTAATAAATAAATTATAATTTTCATGGGACTAAATGGCTTCTGAAATATGCTAGGAATTGTATGTGTGAAAAAGTTAGAAATTCTGTTACCAGAGTTTTGAAAAAAACGGAGAAAAGCATTTGTCGTAGATGATGGAACAAATTTATTTAGCGAAGATGCAAGCGGTCCACCAATAAGTTCCTGTGAGGCAGAAAATTCTGCTTGCTGTATTGAACGTTGTAATATTGTTGCCATCTATTATTAAAAATAATTATATTATATGATTTAATATTATCAAATAAAATATCATATAAACTAAAATCACATGCTGTATAAAATATGATTTGACGGAATATGCTCATTTTCTATTATTTCATCATATATACTTCCATAGCTTTATCAAACGCTTCAAATTGTTCTTCCATAGAAAGTTTTTTATTATTACTTTTCTTTTGTTCTTTCCCTTTATTTTTAAGCATTTTTTGAAGATTTATAGAAGAAACTGAAGGATATTGTAAGATTTCTATAAAGAATTTTGGAGTTTGAGAGACTGCTCTAGATAACACAAGTGGATCTTTGATTAATGGATTTGCTGCCGGTATTTTCCACCGAGGAACTTCGCATAGAATTCTGGCACACAACCCCAAAAGATTTTTCTTAAAAGATGTTGTAAAACGATTATCATTACTTTTAAAGATGTCAATGATACTTTGAAATTCTTCATTCATACGTATTTGTTGTTTTCTGGCTAATTCTTTATAGTATTCCACAAAGAGTGCTAACAAATAGTATGCTACTTCAGATTTAGAACCTTTGCCGATTCCTCGGTCAATTGTTGTTAAACTTCCTTTTTTATGTTCTTTCTTAATTTTATTATCTTCTTCAAATGTCCATTTCATCCAGAAGAGCACACGCTCTAAAGAATGTTCTGCTAGATTTCTACAAATTTGATTTCCAACAATTCTTAAAATCATTAAATCTCCTTCTGATTTCCAAACTCTAGATACAATTTCTGTATCTGTTGTCGGAGCAATACTCCGTATCCATGTATCATCGTGTGTTTCACTTCCAACTTTTGGCCATACGAGTTTTGGAAACTTTGGAGCATCATGTAATATAAGAATTATTTCACCAATCTTCTGTTGAAAATCTAAATTATTATAAAGAGTTTCATCTGGATAGATTCTAACAAGTTCATCAATTTCAGTCATACGTTTTTTCAAATACATGAACACTCGCACAGAAGCTATATTAATATGATTTAGTGCGTAATTCCATATGATTTTGAAAAAACTATGAAGACCTCCACTAACAACTAAATCAATTCCAAAATGAATAGCTTTACCTAACGCAACACCACCATTATCCATAAGATTCTTTTCAAATGATTGAATACACTCACTCGGAACATATCCGCACCGGGTGCGAAGATTCTTAATATCATCATCCATTATTATTATTATTTTTTTAAAGTTTTATTCTTAAACGAACGTAGAAGAATTTCACCATCTTTTCTTTTATTTAGTATAACATTATCAGCATATTTATCCATCAAGTATTTACTTGCTTTTTTATATCCCTCTAGTCGTTCATGTTGATCTTTTCCTATACCCCCTTTTTTAGAATTGGTATTATGTTTTACACAAATAGTATTAAATCTTATTAATCCACCATCTTTTTCATAGTTTATTAATGAAAACTCATAATCTTCTTTTAAATCTAATGAGACATATCGTCGTTTATTAATAAATCCTACACAACTACCAACAATAAAACGAAGATCTTTAGTTATAGGTGTTCCTTTCATAAAATAAGCATTACATACTGGATATAATCCCCACAAACTAAATTTATTTTCTTTACATAAATCAAAAGCTTTTTTTACTAATTCTTTAAAACTCTTAATAGGTTTTAGTTTACCATTTACAGGCATCATAAATCCATTTACATCATCATCTAATGATACAACTTCTTCTCCGAGTTTATAATAATCCATAATATAGTTACGTATTTTACCAATACCTTTATTTACATAATGAACGGTCTTTTCCTTTGGTGAAGACCCTACTTTATGTGGCTCTGCCACATAATGAACCACAATCTTTCCATAATATTCTTTTGGAATAACAGATTCATAAGATTTTTTTTCTTCATCCGTATGTAAAAAAATTGTAATATCTTTAGAGTCTATATTATAATTTTTTAAAACGGTTAATGTTTTCTTATAAAGACCATCGGGTCTATTATAAGATGGTATAGCGTAAAATACCATTAATCTATTTATCCACGATATTTCTTAGATACTCTGCGAGTACCATTCGCTCTCGGGATGAGTCCTTTTGCTTTTAAGGATGAACGCATTGTAAAACCGATTGATTTACCTTGTTTCCATTTTTTTAAAGCATTTAAATTACGTTTAGTAGCACGATATCCACCAACACTTGAAGGTCTTAATTCTTCTTCAAGAGTTTTTACACGGAATTGTAAATCACGCACAACTTCTTGGAGTGTAGGAGGTTGATTATGGGGTAATGTCGTTTGACTTATTCCACTAGATGCGGCGACGGGCATAGGAGGACGAGTTTTAGGAGCAAAGAAATCAAAGAGACCACCACCAAAAAGTCCAGAACTTGTATTTGTAGAAGCTTGTGCTGATTGAATCTTATTTAATTGACTATGGATATTATCTATGTGTTGATTTAATGATTTTCCATTGCTATGCATAATATGTTTTGTACTCATTTTTCTAGAATGACGTCCCATAGATGAATTTGATGCCATAGACGTGTTAGAATCTGGTGCTGTACCAGATAATGCCATATCAGATGTTGTGAAACCAGCTGGTGATTTTGCCATACTCATTTTAGATCGTGGTGTTGTACCAGATAATGCCATATTAGATGTTGTGAATTCAGATGTAGAATGATGTTTCTTTCCAGATGGTACATTTGTCATATTTGCGTTCATTTGACCGCCATTTTGAGGGAATCCTAATAGTCCAGAAGAACCGCATCCACAACCTCCGCCATTTAATTTTCTTACCATCTATTAGTAAATGAGAAATATTACACGAAAGAAATTCTGGCCTAGAAAGTATTACTCGGGATTAACAAGAAAAGAAAAACAACTACGAAAAAAGGAAATAGAACAATATGGTGTAAAATCTTTTAAAGATCCAAGCGCATATGTAGGTTTTAAAACGAATGTAGGTAAAAGCACAAGAAAATCTAAATATACAAAATCATGGAATAAACTTTTTCCAAATGTAAAATCTTTAGAAGACCGAGCAAAAGTGACTGGAGTTCCGTTAAAAGAAATTAAAGAATCTTTTAATCGTGGAATGGCTGCGTGGAGGACGGGACACAGAGTAGGAGCCACCCAGCAGCAATGGGGGTATGCCAGAGTTTCTAGTCTCTTATTATGCGGAAAAACGTATTATACAACAGATTCTGATTTGGTAAAAAGGGCAAAAGAAAAATCTAAAAAAGCAAAACTCTGGTGGAAGAATCAAGGATGTTAAAAATCTTCAAATAACAGTGGTAACAGTGGTAACAGTGGTAACAGTGGTAACATAACATGTGAATCCCAGTAAGTCTTCATATGTTTTTTCTTCAAATCAAAAGGTATTAAGTTACCATCAGTATCTTCATATAAAATTGCTTTCTTAATCTTTCCGTTATTTACAACAAACCCAATAATATAATCTTTACCAACCAAATTTTTATTTAAATCATATTCATCATATAGAACGTAATAGGTATTATTATCTTTAATATATTTTTTAGGTATTATAGTCATAGAAGGATTAATTTTTTGTTTATAGTATTTAATAAATAATGTTTTATCAATAGTGTCTTCAATAACTGGTTTTTTAATAGAACTCTTAGGTTGTGGTAGAGTTTTAGAAGTTCCATTAAAATACATGAGTGGGAGTTGGTAGTTGCGTGGAAGATTTCTAGCGAGTTTTCTGGAATCCAGAATTGTTGGAGTTTTACCAATTGCTTTTAGAGTCCAACTCTGGGGATCATATTCTGGCGAAGAAGAATTTGTAATGAAAGAATAACCAATAATTTTCTTAGAATCTGCTTGGAATACCAAATTATTTGGCTCTTTTTTAAGAAGTTTTAATTCTATAGGAATATTACTATGTGTGAAAAGCTGGAAATCACTAATTATAAAAGGTGTTTGAGATTCTAATGAAATAAAATTATTTGGATTTATGAAAGATTCTATAGAAGTATTAGAAATATAATTACTTGTATATCCATTTGTTTTAATATAATTACTCAAAGCAGTATTTGTATATGCTATATTAGCAATAGATTCTACACTAAGAACACCGCCCCCTCCATTAGCACTATAATACAAGTCACAACTTGTATACGTGTCAGTAGTATAAATATTAGATAGTGCTACAGAATAATAATAATTTGATGGACTATGTCCAGGGAAGTAGATATCTATGATATAATTATTTTGTTTAGTAGAATTATTTTGTTTATAACCGACCACACCCTTTACTTTATAACCAACATAAGAGCCTCCAATATTTATAAAGGTATGATTAAAAATTACATTTGTATTTAATGTATCAATTGGACTTATATTACTATAACATTGTTCCCATGGAATTATAGGAGCATTTAAATCAACTAACCGCCCATTATTAAATATTATTGAATTTGAATATGTTGTGCTAGTATTAAATGCTAAACCATTAAGATTAACATACCAAAGTTGAAAATTACCTTGTGTATTATCAAAATAACGAGTATCAAATAATGTATATGAAAAATTAGATTGATCTATAATATTAGATAAATTTATAGTATATTGATAATATGTATTTGGTTTATAAACTGAAAGATCATACACATTTGTTCCATTTTGATAAATAGCTATAATATAAGAAGTTTGTAAATTAGTATAATCTGTCATAAGATTTGTAATAGTATCAATATGAGAAGAATTTTGCGAATCTTTTTGAATCAGTGAATTAATATAATTAATTAATATTGGATTACTAGCATTAATATTATAAAATCTCATAAGTTGTGATTGAGTAACTGTAGCATCATAAGATGTAAATCCATTTGATAAAGCATATGATGTAAGATTAGAAGCTTGAATATTTGTCATATTAGTTTGATTACTAAAATTAATAGAGGTTCCATCATCTGAAATATAAAAGAAATAAATAGAATAATCATTAAACACAATATTATCTGTAGTATATAAGTAACTATATATTACATTCCCATATTCATATTTATATTTGGTATAATAAATTATAGCACCATTTAATAATCCGTTATAAGTATTATTTGTTTCTAAACTTTCAATATCTATACCATTATTAGATAAATTTTGTCTAATATCAATACCATCAAAATATGAATTATATCCTTGATTTGATAAATTTGATAAATTAGTTGAATTTAATGTTCTATAATAGTTAAATGCTAATCCAATATTTGTACAATTAGTAAATTGTATTATATTTAAGCTATATTCAATAAAATATATATTTCTTAAATCAGTGCTATCACGCACAGAAAAAATATAATTATTATATAAATTAGAACTATTATTTTTTATATATAAAATATTAAAATATCCATAAGGAGGATTACTTAGAGATATTAAATCATTAGTAACATTTGGAGTATTACTAGATAAATAATTTAAAAAAATTTGAGAAGTTGGACTATAATCAATATTTGAACAGTAATCAACTAAATCAAATGGTTTATTATATCCATATGTTGAGTAAGGTGTATAGCCCTGTAATAAAAGATTTGATAGATTTGAACCTTGTATTTCTCTTACAAAGTTATTAATTAAATAAATATTAGAACATGAAGTAAATCCAGAAACAATAATATTAAATTCAAAATAATATACATTGCTTAAAACATTTTCATCATACATACTAACAATATAATTATTTTGAACATTAGAACTATTATCTTTATAATATAATATTTCTTGAGAAAATAATGGTGTAGGAATAAAAGTATAATTAGAAGGAATATTTAATTGTGTATTTTCAATATAATCCATAAATAAATCAGAAGTGGCAGAAAAATCTATTCCACAATTTGTAAGATTTGAATATATTATAGCATCTCTTATATTTAATAAATTATTTATATTAAACACTAATGGATATTTATTATTATTTAAAATAAAATAATTATTTGAAGCAGTATATTGAATTAAATCATTAGAACTTAATATATTTAAATAATTAAAATTATAATTAAAATTATTATAAGATGTTACATCTTTTAAAAATATATAACCATTATATATAGTTGTTGGTAAAGTCATAATTAAATTATATTCCATATAAAAAGTATTACTATTATTATCTGTAACATTTATAATAATATTATAATTAAAATTAGATAAATCATTAATAATAGGTTTAATATTTACAACATTAAGACCATTTATACCAAAAGTACCATTATCAGTAGAAGAATCTAATCCAATAAGATTACAATAATCAGTATAAATATTACCCATAGAATAACTTATAGTTGGATTACCAAATTGATTAATAATATTACTACTATTTATAATATTTGAATATGAATTAATTACATTTGAATATAAATAATAAGGATTAAATAAAGAATTAGGTACATGTTCAAAATTAGTATAATTTGAAGAGATATTAGTATTAGAAGTATAATTGTTTGATGAAGCATATGAATATATATTACTAGAGATTATATTAAAAGTATTTGGATAACCATTACTAATACAGTATGATGTATTATAACCAAAAGGCACATAATTTGTCCAGTCATCTTTAGATTTAATCAACCCCTCATTAATTATAGAATCAATTATTGTTCTATCTTGAGGTAATATAATTTCTAAATATGTATTTGGAGAAAATTTAGGATTATAATTACTAGTGCCATTAAATATATAATTAGAAATAACTGAATTTAAACCTTGATTATTATCATATGCTATTGTTCCTTCAAACATATCATTAGTATATGTTAAAGAAAAATTATAAGAACAATTTATAATATAAGAAAGTGTATAAGTATTATAATCAAACTTATAATATAATATATTATAATTCATATTAAAATTATTAGGTACATGTTGAGTTATAACACCACACATATAAGAATCTGGTATATTATTATTAACTAAAAAATAAGAAATAAAATATAAAATATCATAATCATTTCCTCCTCCATTATATGAATTATTTACTGGATAATTTAATAAATATGTTAATATATATGACGGATCTAAATTTAATATATCATAGTAATATATAGGCATATAATTATTCATAGTAATATTTAAAGGAATATAGTTATTTGAACTAATATAATTTAAAAAATTATTAGGATTATTTAAATTATTTGTTGAACTAATATCTAAATATGTACAAGCAGTGTTAAATGATAAACCAGACATAAAATGAATATAACTATCATCATTTGGATTACCATCTATATATCTTGTGCGAGGAGCATCTGACAATCTATATATAGAGGAACAATCTTTTATATTAGTAAATAGTATATTTATTATAAAACTATAATTTATAATATTATTATTATTAGTTATATCAGCAGAACATATATATGATAATATATTGCTATTTTGATTAAAATTATAATAATTTATTTGCAGAGAATTTGAATTAGGATAAGAATTTAAAATACCTATTGAATTTAAATCAAAATTAAATTGTAGCATGGGTGTAGCACTATATGCAGTAGTAGTAACTAATAAATGTTGAAAAATAAAAGAGTAAATATTTTTAGATGTTGGTAATAATGATGGATAACATTTATTTAAACTAAAATCCATTCGTTTTGAAATAATATTGTAAATATTTGAATTTTGTATAATGGGTATATAAGAATTAGAATCAAATATAATTATATTACTTGTAGTTATATTACCTACAATACTTATATATGGGTTATTAATAGTAGTTAAACAATCATTAGTAACTACTATAGGTACTGTAATTTTATCTTGTGATATATAAAACCAATTATATACTCCAGGGTTAACAAGTAATTTTTTCTTTACATAAATATCTATATTATCACAATTAAAATTATAACCTAATATATCACTAATAATATAATTTGTTGTAACATCTCCTTGATATAAATTAGCAATATTTGTTAATAAATTAATATTATTAAAGATAGTATTAGGTGATATACATTCACTTATACTTTTAATATGAATTGAGAGTTGTGGTAAAATAATATTTGAAGTATTTGATAAAAAAGATATAATAGGTAAAGTATAATAAGTAGATTTTGTTAGAGATATATTATTTTTATATACATTTATATAATTTATATCATCACAGCTTAGTTGAATATTAAAACTATTAAGACTATTACTACAATTACCAGTTACCATTGAAAAAGCATTAATAGATGTTGGTGAATTTAAATAAATGGATAAAGTTGTTGGAAACTGTTTAAATCTATTATAAATATCATTACATGATAAATTATCTTCATATATTAATGGTGTTGTTGATTGTAAATTGTTTTTATTAAATAAATTAATAAAATTACTATTTATTGATGTTTGTAAATTATTATTAGTAACTATAGTGTTAGAATATGTATTATAAGGATGTTGATTTAAATTTGCTCCAGTTAAATATATGCCATTATTATATGCCAAAATAACTATTACATTTGATAAATTATTATTATAATACATTTGACTATTTATTAAAGATTTATTTAAATTAATATTATTAATAAGATTATTATTCTTATAAAATTGTAATTGAATTAATTGAAAATTAGTATTATTTGGTATAAATTTTATACTAGTATATAATAAATTATTAACAAAATAATTATAATCTGGTAAGTTAGTTAAAGCATTTAAATCATTTATACTATTTCCATTAAATGAAGTTGTTTCAGAAAATTCATAAATATTTATAGGATTATTATTTGAAGTTGAAGCACTTGGAAGTTGGAATAATTTGAATTTAAAATAACGTAAATTATTAAAATAAATTGTATTTGGAAACTTAGATAATATATAATTATTAAAATTATCAGTATAATAAACTGAAACCGCATAATATACAAAATCCGTTGTTGAATCATTACTATAAGAATAAATTTGTCCTATAAAAGAGTTATTAGAATTTCCATTATTAATTGAAAATATATTATTAAAATAATTTCTAAAAGTATCTAAATTGCTTTGATCACTTGGATTATATGTTCTGTAAAACTTTGAATTTTTATAACTATCTATAATATTATTATAATTTAATAAAATTCTACAATCATTAGGATATAAATTAGTATTATAATTAAAACTAACAATATTAAAATGATTTACAATTGGATAATTTTGAGCATTTGGATAATCACTTACATATTCAACTGTATTATTATTTAATTGTTTATAAGTTATTATAGTATTTCTAAATCCTGCAATTTGAATAAAGGCTTTATTTAAAAAATCTACATTACTATTTGAACTATTAGCACAAAAAGAAGAATCACTAATAGGAATGCCTCCAGTAATAGGTAAAATATTTAAATCATCTATAATATAATTTAATTTTGTATCATAATTTATGTAGTCAAGAGAAATATTTAAATTACTTGCTTGAGAAGGCCCTATTGGTTGAGTATCATTAATATAATTTGCTGTTAAAATTAAATTAGAACCCGCAGTAATTGAGTTTAATGAATATAATGCTCCTCTTATCATAGTATTAGATTGTTGTTGTTGCGGATCATAAACATAATAACTATGAGAATTATAAACAATAATTAAAGTATTTATATTTGTTATACCAACTCTTATAATTGAATCCATACTATTTATCCAAAATTGATTTGCTGGATTTGTTGGTGGATTAGGATAACTTTTAAATAATGTATAAATTAATCCATAATCATTTAATAAAGCATTTCTTAATGTATTATAATCTATATTATTAATTTTATTTAATTTACCCATGGCATTGTATGTTAACATACGACTTGTAGCAAAAGCATTATACATATTACTAGCAGCATTAGAAGCAGATACTAAAAGTGGATTAAAAGTATTAGTTACACTATTCATAAAGTTTGTTAGCGCATTTCCAACATATTGAAATCCAGAAATATCAGTTCCAGATGTATCTTGAACCGCTGGAGTGTTATCCATCACAAAATATCCAGTACCAAATCCAACATTAGAATTAATATAATATTGACACGACTGAATATCTTGTCCTACTTGGAAACTAATGGAATCTTGTGTTGTAGATCCATTACTATCAGCATACTCTACTAAATAGTCGCACTGAAATGGATTGGGAGTCCATCCTTTTAATATCCTTGTAATCTTTTGATTATTATTAGAATCCATATTATACGAATCTAAAAGTTGAGACATTACAAGTGGATTTTCACAAGTTAAATTATTAGGACATGCTCCATCACTATTATCTAAAGAATCTTCTGTTGGTAGATTTTTTTCTATTAATATATATGGATTTGTTTGATGATTACTTAAATTAAAATTTGAAACAAGTATTTTTAAATTATTAGCTAAACTTGAAAAAGTGCTAATTGTTATAATAGTTGATCTTAAATTATTAAAATCAGTTTGAGTTCCTACATTATAAGATGAAGAATAAGTATTACTAATACCACTATAACTTACACTTGGAAGTGTTGCCAACGTATAATTAGGATAAAACATATTATAAAACCAAATCATATTTGAAGGAAAATTATTATTATATGTGTTATTGGCAATATTTAATATATTACTATAATTAAAATAATTATTTATTTCATTTGATAAATTATATGGCAATTGTTTAATTGAATTTAAATTATTAATAACATCATTAAAATCTAGTGTCCCAAACGTAAATAATGCTGTTATTTGATTTGATGATCCAATCTTTATATCATTATTTAAAATATCTTGTGTATTTTTAATATTTTGTTGTAATCCTAAAATAGTATTACTCAGTGGGGATAATACATTTAATAGTGATGTTATATTATTTGATAAAGTTGTACTCGCACGTATAGTAGAAGTATAATTATTTATATCTGATACATTAAATCCTAGAGGATAACCATTATAATATAAAATATTATTAGGAGGAGTATAATTATTTATATCAAATCCTTGAGCAGAAGCATTATATGTATATGAATATCTTAATGTTAAATTAGTATAGCCAGTTGCAGTGATATTTCCTAAAGTATTAGAAGTATTTACATTTGTATTATATATATTTAATATATTTGAAACCATATAATTATTAGTAGTGAATAGCTTGTTATAATTACTTAGTTGTATTGTTAATTGATTTTGTAAATTTACAATATTTGAATTTAATTTTGGTACATATGTATTTATTGTATTTGAATATAAATAAATATTTTTAACAGTATTATCAATCATAAGTTGAGGATTTTCATATTCAGTATTATCAAATTTAAATGGCAGTGCTACGTTAACTGTGCGTGTTGTTGGTGCATTTGTATAAAAATCATACTGACTTTCTTGCCATGTAAATCCACATGTTGTATCATCTAATTGAGAAAATCCAAATATTTTATCAACATGGACATCTCCATTATCATGATTATAAATATTAGAAGTAAAACTAGATAATCCAGTATATATACCATCCATATATAATTGTGCTGCTTGTTTCATAAAATCAATATTAGAACATTGAATAGGTGGAGTGATATTTTTATCATATATAATATTTGGTGAATAATTTACATTACCTTGTGATTGTCCTACATCTGTTTCTAAATTAGCATTATATACTGAATTATATGTTAATGCCGCATTTACACCTAATGCTAACCCATTTATTACAATAGTATAAAATACATTTTGGTTATTTACAGTATTACTTGTTAGGATTCCTCCATATGTTGCTGTCTGATCATTAGGATAATATGTATAGAAAATACGTGCCACATTTGTTTCAATACCATTTAACTGATTTGATAATTGATTAATAAGATTCGTATTAGAATTAATTTGAGATTGTAAAGTTGTTGTCTGATTCATTGTGTTTTGCATATCAGATGTTATTGTAAAATTACTAATATTTATATTTGAAGGTATTGTTAATGTTACACCATTTAATTGATTTGAAAGAGTTACATTTTGATTTATTAATGTCTTAATTTGATTATTAAGATCTGTAGGATTTGCGTTACTTAATGTATATACTGGATTAAATATTGGATCAAGAGATATTAATGTTGTAGAAATTTGATTTTGTAAATCTGTTACATTAGAATAAGTATCTACCCATGTTCCTTGATTATATAAATCTAATAAATGATTATACTGATTTAATTGTGGTATATATTGATTACGTAAAGATAAATATTGATTTGCTGGTAATCGCTGTTTTTTATCAAATCTTATATCAATCATATTTGAACCTACCAAAAATACATCATAAATATATGTGATTTCACTTAAACCATTTGAATAGTCATAAAAACTTTGTGCTATATTATTTAATAGTGTATGATCTAATATATTAATATTAGCAGCAACACCATAATCTGGAAGAAGTTTTTGTAATAACATTTTATAATCAGATGACATATTTTGAATTGTAGTATCATCTAAATCCCATGTATCTCCAGATGTTTTATAAGTTAGATATATATTTGATTGATTAAATACTATTTGATAATAAGTGCAATCTGTATTTGTATCATAATCACTTTGTATATTATGTAATATTGTATCATAAGCATTAAATTGTTTTGCATAAAAGATGTTAGAAGTATTCCATATTTCAACACCTGCTGAATATGTTTGAGTAGTTTGAACATTTTTTAGGAAAACACCATGTGATATAGAAAAAATTGTTGGATTAATTACTCCAACACTATTACCAGAAAAATTCTGATCCCACGCAGAACGAGTTTTTCCAACATATGGTGTAATAGTAACATTATTATATAACCATTTATTTAAATAATTAGACCAATTTGTTACATTACTACTCCATATAGTATAGTTAGGATCAACTGATAAATAGTGATCACGTTTTGTAGTAGCACGATCATAATTATTTTTTGCTAATGCCATTAAATAAGACGCTTTATCAATATTTTTTGTAGAATGTTGTATTACATTCGGCGTGGATGTTAAATATCCATAGTTTCCAATATCACTTAATACAATATCAATATTTCTATTTGCTCTATTATAAGCATAACTTGTAATATAACGATGCATTGTTTGAGGTATTAATGAGAGTATTTTTGAATCCACTACTCCAACAAATTGTTTTTCAATATTTGTATCATCCACAACTATATTTGGATATTGAATAGTATAATGTCCACTATAATTACCATCTGGTAACCTATAATCTACACTTTTATTTACAGGTTGAAACCATATATAATTATTATTACCATCTTTTCCAACAGTTGTATCAAAACTTGTAGGAATATTAATAGTATTATTAGTATAATTACGTAAATTAATAATGTCTTGATTAAATCTATATGCGGCATGATTTATTGTATAATTAAATGGTTGAGTAGGTCCTACTGATTGTATTTCTGGATAAAATAATCCATAACTATAATATATAGTATCACCAACTAAGTTTGAATCTCCATATGGCACATTTAAATACATATCAATAAGCTGTGATTCATTAAAATTAAATCCAACACCATACAATATACATTTTTTAAAATCTGCTTGATGATAACTAGTAGGCGTTCCATATACATTTATTCGCAGAATCTCTGATTTAGCATTATTAACATTAGTCAGATAATTTGAGTAGACTCCTTTAAATGTTCCAATATTATATGAAGTATGAACTTGCCCAGTATATGTAGCAACAATATAATATACTGAATAATCACTTTGCCACATTTCATATGTTTGATTTGTTATACAATTATACCAGTTACTTCCTAAATAATTTGATGAATTAATTTTTGTTAAAAGATTATTAAAATTATATTTGCTACGATTTTGTAAAAATGTTCTTTTATTATTAATAGCATTTGATTGAATAACATTTATATATTTTGTAAAATTATTAGAATAAGCACCAGTATTTTTAACGAAATCACAACTATTATCGCTAGTAAGTGTGCCTCCAAAACATGTTGTACCATTCTCTTGCTTTGATTGTGAATAATAATAGAGATTATTAACATGTACATGATATGCTCCATCATAAAATGATACAATTATATCTCCACTTACATTTTCTTTAATGGTATTTCCATTATTATCAACATATTCTATAGAAGCACTATCGCCTATAGAATGATTCAAATCCATAAATCCAGAAAAATTATGCCAGTCAGTTATAAAATTAATAAAATCTTGTTCTATAGTATAAACCATTGAGAACCCACTTACATCAAATGTATTATATGGGATTGAATTATCTGGAAATAAATCTGATTGAACTATATAACTATTTGTTTGAAATCCTTCTTTTATGGGTGAATAATTCTTATAAAAGAAATATGCTAATCCAAAAAGTATTACTCCAAATAATACTATAAAAAATACTTTCTGATACATTTTGTATATCCCCTATAACAATAGTTAAAAATTATGTTCTTTCTTTATACCTAATAGAAGCCTTTTATTGTATTTATTAGTTTTGTTTCTTGATTAATATAATCAGATGATGTATAATTTAAATTATCTAATTGTTCTTGTGATATCAAGAACTTGATTAAATATTGAACTACAGCCGGAGATAGATAATATGGTGATAGTTTCTCTAGTGCAACTGCTAATCCTTCTGTATCAACATCACCTATATCTCTTGAAACATCAAATGTTGCTTGACTGCCAGCTTCTAGTGGGCATCTCATCAAATTACTATAGAAATTTAGTTGCTGTAATAAAGCATCCAAGTCGTATCCACCAATTAATAAATTCTGATAAAATATATCCATATCTGGTAGCACTTCAAATACATAAGCATCTACTGAAGCAAGTTGCTTACACGCATCTCCCAATACATCACCAATTTGTATATGTTGAACACATAAACTAGTAAGATTATTTTGAAATCCCATATTTTCGTCTTTAGCACTATAAGCACTTACTAATGAAGCACTTAAATCTTGAACGGGCGCTCGTAAGCTTTGCATATATGCTTGTAAAAATAAACGTTTTCTTGTAATTTCAGCACACGCTTCTTGCCATCCATTATTTATTTGAAATGTTTCTTTTGTTTTATTTACTAATAATAATAACAGTAGCAAGAATGCTATTGTTAATAATACTAAAATTATCTTATACATACTTATTTTATCTTTAGAAATTTATAACAGTTGTATTGACTCGTGAAGCAATCGTATTATCTGTTGGATCATATGATAGTATTGCGGGAGTATTATTTGAATCTATTATTAATGAATACTCTAAATATGAATCATCTTCTGTTACAGATGATATAGTATCAGATATAAATAGTTTATAATTATTTGGTTCATAAGTATAACTAGACGCAGTACAATTTGTTGATCCATTTGTATATAATGTATTTTTATATGTAACTCTGAGAATAGTATCTACTTCTGGTAAAGTTCCATCTGATAAATTAATATCTTGATTAATTAAATAATCACATACACCACTTTGTAAATAATCAGAATTTCCTACAGCCATTGATTGTTTAATACTATATACTGTATTACCAGTATTATTTTGATAATCATTTATAGCAGCATTATATAGATTAGGATCTCTACAATTAGGTGGCATACATGAAGTTCGTGCTGGTGTTATATATGTATTAAAATCATTTGCTGAACTTAGAGCAATATCTGAAGCAGAAATATCAGTATAATCTTGATCAGCTACTGGATACATTACACAAGAATTAGAATCAGAAGATGTCATTTGAACTTGTTTAATATATAAATTATTTACTGTATAATAATTGCTATCCGTTTTATCATTTAAATAATAATCACCATATAAATCTTGTTTATTTTCAAATATTATTTTACATGTATTATTACTATCTGTAGCAGCACGCACAACATTTATCATAGAATTCTGTGTTGTGCCAAATCTAGTAGTAGGAGTATTATCAATATCATATTGTTCAATAATTCTTTGTATTATTTCTGGATCGCTACATTTTGTTGTGCAATTAGAACCTCCTAAATGGTTTGTTCTTACTAATCCTTGATATAACTTTGTTGTATTTTCATATAATCCTTTTGTCTTTCCAGTAAACCCTTTGACTAAATCATCATTAAAAAATGTTGTGTATGGCACTATAGTATGACGAAATTCATTAATATAAGGATTAATAAAACTAAATCCAGCATTATAAGGATTACTTAATGAATCTGTTTGAGGAGTAATATTTAATCCTTGATTGATATTTGTAGAATCATATGTATATACTTTATAAGAGTTCCAAGTTTTTGTATTAAAGGGATATACAGATGCATCCGCGCCTTGATCTGGTTTTACAGCATAGCAATTTACACCGGCCAAACCAGATGGTGGTGTCCAATTTTTTATTCCAGCACTTCCATTTCCACAACCACTCGTTAAAGATGTTGTAATAGGATAATATGCGTTGCTATTATCACTAACCCAACCGGTAGCACACCAATCTGCTCCATTTAGTTGAGCATTACTTAGTTCTGCCAGAGTTGCTAAACGACCACCATAATTTGCACAAATTGCATCAGCATTACTTCGTATAATAGTATATGGGTTTCCAACTTGACCCGCTACATAAAACACTTCAGCTGTAGCATCTGTAGTACCACTTTGAAATCCTTCATATGTGTTATCACTGTAAGGTTTCATATTATATGTGTGTGTTGTTCTTACAACGGTATTATTTGAATTAATAAACATATCAACTTCCATATCACATGTATTACTACTTGATGTATATGCTCTTATTACTTTCATAATTTTATTAAGATTTGAAGGATTTTCATTATACATTAATATAAACTTTTCTAAATTCAAAGGATTTGAACAATAATCATTTGCATATCCACCAAGAGTTGTTTCAACTGTATTTGGATAGAATACACGTATAGGTCCTTTGGGTCTTCTTATATCTGGCAGAGGTAAAAATGATACTGGATCAAATCGTGGTATATAATCAACATTATTTATTGTAGTAAATCCAACTACTGGTGCTTGACCTATTATATTATTTGAACCAAACACGGGATTATTATATGATGTTTGAAAATAAGCAAGTTGAGGATTTGTTGGTGTTGTGCCAGTATAATATTTAGTCTTAGTTGGAGCGGCAGAAAGTGGTGACACTGTATTTGTTTGAATACCATATAATGTATTAGAGTTTGGTAAACAAAATGTACATGATGATAAATCTATTTGATATATAATATCAGTAGTAACATTTGAATAAAAAGTTTTAGCATTTGTAGTAGGATTTATTATATATTCATCCCATACAAATTCACACGCATTACTGCCTTTTGCTTTAACACTTTTAATACTTTGAATACGTTTATTTGGATTTTGATTATAGTAGTTATATATGATTAATTCTACATTTGAAGGATCTATACATTTTGTTATATTCATATTTGTTTTTAAACATCGTTTAATATACGGTTTTACATCAAAATCACAATAAAAACGACTTTCTTCATCCCCAGAAAGAGGATCTGGTGCTGCAGCTGCTGAAGCGGTTCCATCAATATTTGTACAACCAAATAGTGTATATTGATTATTTACATAGGAACCTATAGGTGATTTTGTTTTATGATAATTCCATAAATTATTAGAAGCATTAATAACATTTATTACTAAACTATTAAGATTTGATAAAGTTGATGGAACTATATTATCACTAGTATTAGTAAATGCTGATGAAACACCCGTTTGAATAGTATTTAATATATTTAAATAATTAGCATTTGATGTAAAGTAATCACCTAATAATCCAACTACATTTTCATCAGTTAAATAAGAATTAGGTGTGAAATTACTAGTATTACTGTTTGCATGCACATAATCATTAGAAGAAGTTAAAAATCTATTATAGGATTCATTTTTCATTCTATATGCTGTAATTACTGTTTGAGAACTAAATGGGACTGTAGGTATAGGATCATTCGGATTTACTGGTGGAATATCATGAACGGCCCATTCTAAGGCATATAATGCGCTATCATACGCATCATCTAGGCTTGTCCAAGTAGAATCCGCATTATTTTCCCAGAATTTTGGGGGGGCCTTGGTAGAATCGCAACCAAAATAAAATCGCCTATCATGATCATAAGAAATACTCTCAAAATAATTTTCACCAGTCAATTGATCATATGTTATACTTGTAATTTCACACATAACATCGCATGTATAAAGTGAAGATGCTTCAACATAATTTATTTTACTAATAATATCAACTGTTACAGTTCCATCGTCATTTGGATAAGGATTACGTATAGCCCAATCATAATAGAATTGAGCCATTTGGACTAATATAGTTGGTTCAGAAAAATCAATATAGAAAAATGGTTTTCCAGATTGTGCTAATATATATGATGTTTCAACAATTTTATTAAATCCTTCATAATGAGCTGTTTTTGCTGCGTAATTATCAGGATTTGCTGATACTAAATCTAAATTTGTGTAAGATGTATTAAAATCACCATTATTCCAATCAAATGTTGCGCCATTGGCACTTCCACCAGTAGTTTTTTTACCCAATAACTTTGGAATATTATCAACTGTACAATCATAATTTGGCCATGGTAAATGATAATATGAGCACCAAGCATAACCTAGCCATTTAGGTGTTGATGGTGTCATTTTAAGATGTGTAGATAAATCACTTCCAGTACAGATATAAGGAAAGAACATGCCTATAAAATCTCCCCATGGAGGTAAGAAAAGACTTAATAGAAAATTTACTGATGGAGGAATAATATTATCTAACGCAGTTGTGCCAGGAGGACAACATCCTGTAGCATCCCATGATTTTGCTAATGTTTCATCCATAAGACCTGATAATTGAAAAACCATCATAACTAATGCGGCAGCGTTATACACAGCATCAAATATACCTATGAATACTGCTTGTCCTGTTGAGCCTAAAAATGTATTTCCTAAGATTAATCCAATAACATATTGAATTGTAAATTTCTGAAAAATGCTTCCCGCCTTTTTAGCAAGCGCACTCACAGCATGCGCTGATACTGCTTTGATTCCTTTAAATTCTGTACCCAGTTTTGAAATAACACCTTTTAATTTACTTAATATTTTTCCAGCTTTTTGATCCGCTAATTTAGTTTCCAAATTTTTAAATATAATACTAAATGCTTTATTTAATGCTCCTAATACTCTTTTAATAATTGTAAATGGTGCTTTAATAACTGCTCCTACTATATGTACCAAGGCATGCATAACCTTACCTTCTGCAACCATATCAACAACCATTACATATTGTAAATAATTCATACCTTCATCAAATATTTGTAATGTAGTTGCTAAATCAGTATTATTGGTTCCTACACCAAACACTGGATCTTGATACGCAAATTTATTTTTAGCATCATCGTATGGTAAATGATCAATATCTTGTAATTGATTTGCTGCGTATAATTTACTAAATAATACAGCACTTGCTTGAGGTGTCGCTACTCCCCATAATGCTTCTGTTGTTGATAATTCTTTATTTTCAGAATCCCATGGAATATTTCCAGCATCTACATTGCCAAATGAATCGCCAATATCTAAAATAATTTCATCCATAGTAGCACTAGGTTCTGGACCTCTTTCATCTTTTGTTAATGTCATATAATTTGAACTTAAATCAAAAAAAGATGTATGTATATCAGTATCATTACTTGAATTTTGAAATGCTTCTTTTACCTCTTTTAGTACTGATTCTGTTAATCTTTTAATATTTATGTAAAGTAAAAATACTACTATTAAAAATAATAGTATTAATATTTTTAACCATTCTAATTTCATCCCTAATTTATGTTTGATTTTTTATACATCCCAATTCACTCAGTTTGCTTTGAATATTTGCTAGTGTCTTTAAAATAATTTTATAGTTGTTCCAATCACCAGCATCTCTATAATGTTGACTTTTATCTACCATTGATGTATATTGTAGTTGTAACATATCACATTGTTTTCCAGAATCATCTAATGGTCTTGTATCGGGATTTTGTTGATGATTTTCTACTATTTGTTGCTGAACCGGAGTAAGTGGTATTTGTGATGCGGATTTCACATAATCAACGTGTTCTTGTGTTAATACTAATATGTTTCCATCTGGATCTTTAAAAGGATTTCCAGATAAATCTGTTATTATACCAGATAGATCTTGAAATTTTTCAATCTTATTTTTATTATAATAAAATCCTATGGCTAATAGTATTAGAATAATAATTATATAATAATACATCCTACTGATAATTACTACAATTAAATCCGGTGTATAACGTATCAAATACTGCCTTTTTATCTTTTAAATTTAAATAATTTGATTGTATAGCATTTTGATAATTATAGATATCATTGTAGTTGCTTAATATATTTGGAAAATTTAGATCTCTTATTGCTAATTTATTAGAATCTGCTCCACTTGTATATAATGTATTTGAAAATGGTGTAAAATTACTATTTATTGTATTATATTGAATATTAACCGTATTTGTTACTGAAGATATACTTGCTATTGTGCTATTTAATATAAGGCCTGTTTTATAAAATACACTACATACTTCATTCCAACTTTCTCTTATATTTCCACTCAAATCTCCAGATATATAACAATTACTTGCTACACAATATGTATCATCTATTGGATATATGCTATAATTGGATGGACAATTTGGCAAACAAATATTACTATTACCAAAAAAATTATATCTTACATAATTATTAGGACATCCAGTTGATCCATAAATATTTGTACTATAAGGAGCCGCATAGTGAAATCTATCATACATATTTAACATATTTTCATCACTACATGATCCATCAGAACGCACTGGTAAACTTACTTCTTGTGGTCCAGCATCAGCAAACCCTTCAGTACTGTATATTTTATCAGACTCATATATTTTATCAGTCTTATATATTTGACATAATAATATTAGAAAAAATAATAATATTGTTCCTAATAATAAGTATTTCATCTATTCTTTACTAATCTTTATCAGATTCTAAATCTTCCTTCTCACGTTCAAGTCGCTTTACAAGATTTGCTAAACAACTTGGCCATGTATACTTTAACACCGTTTCACGAGCAGCCTTTCCATGCTCTTCAAGCTTAGAACTATTTAGCACATACTCCTCTAGTGCTAAACATATATCATGAGGATCACATGCGAATGCTTCACCTCCTACTGGGCAATATACCATTGGTAAATAATAACGAGTGCTTGGCTTTACAAGTATAGAATTTTTTGAATTACAAAACTCCTTGAATCCTCCAATATCGGGAATAACTTGAGGAACTCCCACTCCCATTTGCTCAAAATTACATAATCCCCATCCTTCACCATCTGCCGTATTGATACCAATATTAGCAGCATTGTAAAACATATTAATATCCTCATCACGGAATACCATATCTACTGAAGATACCATCAAACGATCCGCAAACTGCTCAATAGGAACCTTGCGCAACATTAATTCACGCTTAAATAATCCAAATAGATCCCATCCTCCCTTTTCACCCTTGTCGCACACACAAAATAGATAAATTGGCTTTGTAGGATACTTACACACTAACTCAACAAATGCCATAATTAATATATCATAACGCTTGCGAGGCTGATTGCGATTTAAATTCAAGATTACAAAACGATCCGTTGGAAGATTCATCTGCTTACGTGCGAGTTCACGAGGAATAGGAAAGAACTTTTCCTTATCATATCCATGAGTAATTACATCAATGGGACGTGTAATTCCTTGTTCCTTCAAACACTTCTTCCAGCCAGTTGTAAAAGTAAATACTAAATCCGCATCACGATTTAATATATCTAGAAAAGGCTGTAGTTGCGTATTATACACTTGGTCGCAATATACCCAAATCTTAAAGTTGCGAGGAATACCAGACTTACGAATCTCCTCTAAGAATCGTGCTACTACCGATAAATCATTGTAAATCATCACTACATTCGGCTCAGTGCGACGAATAAAATCTGGTAGTTGCGCATATCCAAATCCTTGAGCAAAAGGTTTCTCACCAGCAGCAGCATCATATACTGTCACATTTGATGGATATGGGCGGAATCCTTGAGGGACTTCAGGCATCTTCTGAAATCCATAATGCGTTAGCTTCAACCAATTTTTCTTAGATAATTCTTGAATCATATTATGAGACACTTTAGAATAACCAGTGTATTGATGTAAATGCGTTGATACAAGTAAAAACTTCAATTTATTTACATCCTTTTCTTCAGGTTTAGCAATAATATTACCAAAACCAATCTTTGATAAATCTAATGTTGGTTCCTTTGATTCCTTAGACTCCTTCTTGAGTTGTTGTTCTAGAGTTTTGAAAAATGTTGGCATCTCACTCATTTTTAATTCTAAAACTCTATACAAAATATGCTTTATACCATGTAAAAACTTAGAGTTGTAAAAACTCCTTTACCTTTTGTTTTAATGTTTTCTTCATTTCTTTATAAGAATTTAATACTATAAAACGATAAGATTCTAATGCTTGTTTATCATTATATATTTGCTCTAATACATGTGGAATAACGCTCCAATTTGGTATATTAATTAATGGAATATACTTACTTATATATTTATAATAATCAGAATCTGATGTTATTAATGGAATACATCCACACTCTAGACACTCATATAATCTAAATGTTTCAGGATTCTGTCCGCCTATACAAGGAACAAAGACTGAATCTAGTAATACTGAACAATATTCTTTCTGTTTTAAATTTTGAGCATCATTCCAGGTATCATATAATTTACACAAATGTTTTCCAACAGGTTTTAATGTATCTAAAATCTCTTTTCTGTTATTCCATTCTGTTCCAAAAAAACTCCATACATTTGAACGAAATGGTAATTGTGGTGTTCTTTCATAGGGACTCTCCACTCCAGAATTTATTGTATAATGATATCCTAATGGTAATACGAATACTTTATTATTACTCAAATCGCTTCTTATATAGTTACGCACAACTCCTTTACAACTATTTAAGTCATAGAAACTTATATCATCTGTGCCATGTTCATCACTTAAATGTATTACATAAAAATTAATATTTTTTTCATTATACATTGTAAATAATTTATTATATTCTTCAATATGTCCTTTCATTACAATAAATATTGGATCTTTTACTGGAGGTACCGTCCCATCTACACTGTGTAATTCAATAATTGGTGGTTTTCCTAGCATTTCATATAACCAAGCACTTTCATATAATTTATTCCATTCTAATTTTTGAGATTCCACCATACAATATCTAGAATTACTTTTGGGTGGAACCAATACTTCGTGTGACACCTTTGCTGTAGGTAACGGTACTGTGTGTAATGCCTTTGCTGTAGGTAATGCCCGTGCTTCATGTAATGCCCGTGCTTCATGTAACGCCCGTGCTATATTTAAATCAACATTCATATTAATTCCACTTAAATCAAATCTTTCATCATTATTCCACAAATCACTATCAAATCCATCCACTCTATTAAAATTGTTAAATTCTGAATTACGATATACTGGATCATCATCTTGATAACATCCAGCCACTAATGGATCCAGAAAATATATATTCATTAGCTCAATAGGATTACATATCATGTGATCCGCTGATGTATAATATCCATTTCTTGCTTGAAGTACTGATAAAATCTTTTCTGCTCCTTGGCGTGATAAGACATACGCATACGCACACCAGTGGAAATATCTATTTAATGGATTCTGTCCAAAGAAATTATTTTCTTTTATTCTACTAAAATATTTATTAACTGGTTCCTTTAGTATTTCAAATCCACCACGATTCGGTGGTAAAATTCCTCCCAGATAAATCACATCATAGTTTTCTGGTATATGTGGTAATGCTTCTAACCATTTTTCTTGCCATCCCTTTACAAACTTTACATCATCTTCTAAAATCAAATAGTTGTTAATATCTGGTTTCTCATGTAATAAATTAAACCACATTTGTAAATGACTTAACGCACATCCAGTAATTGCTTTCTTCCACATAAAATCATTAGGCTTGAATAATCTTGCTATACTATCTGTTAATTGAATATTGCGTCCTTCAAATGCTTCAAATACATAAATTCTGTTTTTTAATTCTGGTGAATTATCATATAATTTATCTAATCTATCCTTTCTTCGCTTTAGATTAATCACAAAACAATCATCAATCCCTTCTAAGAATTGCTCATGAACCTTGAAATTTCCACGATGTATATATAGATATTTCTTATCTAAAAATGTTCTACGTAATGATTTATCACAGTATAAAGTCTGAAGATTATATTTGGGTAAATTATGTCTTAAACTTAAAATTGACATGATGCTTTGGTCATGACGGTGACCATATGGCTTTCCATCTTTTATACCAGCCCATTTCTCTCCTACGATGCAATCACGTATCTGCGCATATTTCCATGCTTCAGCAAAATATGCTTTTGCTTTTTCAGAACCGGCTCTAAATGCCATTATACCTCCAACAATTTGATGCGCCTTCAATTCGTTTGGAGTAATACCCATAATCTTTTTACAATTTTCAGAACACCATTGTGTATTATATTGTTCTTCATCTTCAAGAACACATATATCATTTTCTTGAGCAATTCTTAGATATTCAGATGGCCAGCGACACATAAATCCACCAGCATCCAAATAGAATACCATAGTATTTTTAGTTTGGGCAAGTTGGTTGTAAATATAAATTTTCCACGCATAATGTTTACCTTCAAATAAATCCGGGAAGTCGGCTGGCACTTCTTTTGGTAAATATTCAAATGTGACGTATTTGAAGGTCTCAAGAATTTTCTCCTTGGACCCATCTGGGACGTCATGCCCCAAATATACTAAAGCTTTTATATCTGGTATAATACTACGTTGGGCTTCAAAAGATGCTAACCATTGATTTAATGATGGTAAGAATTCTCGTGTAGCATATGTTACCACTAGAGGAGTTTCGATTGTAGAATTATTTACTGCTTCTCCTACTGCTGCTATTGCTCCTTTAATAAAACGAGGAACATTTACTGTTTTTTTTAAAGCTTTAAAAATACGATTGGCACATTCAGACATAGTTCTTCTTGCCCAATCTACATGATAATCGTCAAGTGCTGGAATACTATATTTTTTCAAATATAAAGTGTTATCTTCGTCAATCTTTTTTACAGCATTTATTAAATCTTCTTTACAATATATTTTTCTAGCATCAATAATACCGTTTGTATCAAAATCACGTTCCAACTTAGGATCTCCCCAATAAATGGGAATACATCCCGCAGCTTTTGCGTGAAGAATCTTTTCTGTAGTATATCCTTGTGATGAACTATTTTCATAACAAATACAGAATTTATAATCTTTTAGAAACTCAAACTTTTTGAGTTCTCCTCCACCTCCTCCACCTCCAGCAAATAATGAATCCCCCATATTATTAAAAACTCTGCCAGCAGAATCTACTGGTTTATATTCATTCAGCCAGAGATATGCTAGATTACGAATTTCATTTGTAGGATTACTTACAATAAACGCACAGAATTTCTTTTTACGCTCTATTATATCAAATCGTGGTTTTATACATGATTCTAGTGGTATAGGTTTTGGATTACAGATTTTATCTTTATCACAATTAAACCAATCAATTTCTGTTATCCAAAGAGGAAAACGTAAATAATTATCACCGACCATATCCGCATGACCGAATCCAAGATTTAGTACCACAGTAGGATCTAATATAGGTGGAGTATTTTCTCCAGTAAAATGTACTTTGGGGACAGAAGGATATTTCTTCCATATTTCTCCAAAAAGTGAGAAAATAATTAAATCTGGAGTGGCATTTTTTGGTAAATCATGTGCCCCATAGAATTTCAAAGATTTTCCCTCAGGGGATGAGTTTTCTAGCAACAGAGTGAAAAAATTATAACTTGTATTAAAATCTGGCCAGAAATCTGTAAATAATATAATCTTAGATTCAGCTCCTATTATAGGCTCTGCTATTATAATTTCTGGTAACGGTTCATTAAATATAGAATTATACTTTTTTTGTATAGTTTCATTCATACAAGTAAATTTATCTAGTATTTGATTTCTGAATTTCTGAATATTTTCTAAATCAAACCATCCTTTCTGATTTATAAAATCTTCGTGTATAAGCTTGAGTTTCTCAACACCAATAGAAATCTTATTATTCGGATAATAATAACGCTCAAAACAAATACCAAAGGATTTATTTAAAAAATCTGAGTTGTGTATAAAAGGAATCCCAACCCACGCCAAATCTAATAACATAGGCTTGAAAGGAATAAATCTTATATGACTTATAATAATACTCATAGGTTCAATAACAAAATCTATTAAACGTTGACGTCCTACAAACTCTCCACTTAATCCTTCTACTTCACAATGTTTCTTAATATTGTCTTTAAAGAAATCAGATTTAATTATTTGCTCTGTATTATGAATCTTATAATTACTGACTTGATCTAAAGATCCAGAAATTTTTGCTTGACGCATTATAAGCATAGGAATTGTGCATGATGAAGATGATGTTGTATTTGTTTCACATATGTGAGGATGCCATGGAGAAACTCTTCCTTGATTTTTTTGCACCAGTGATAATTGATATTGAATCCAAAGAGGAAAATTATATTCATTCTTATGATATTCAATAATAGAAGGAGTCCATATATATGGCATACGCATAACAGGTTTTCTTGTCATTGTTTCAAGAATTTGTATTTCATCATTTGTTATTAATTCATCAAATACCCATATAGAATCAACTCCGTCAAAATTGTATTTATCAAGAATTACTGGATATAATGAATGTTCAATTGTAGGAATTAATATATTTTTACGAAATAAAAAAACATTTTGCTTTGAAAAAAGTCTTCGCTGTTTTTCATTCTGAAAATAAGGAACTAATTCAATAATTAAATCAAATTGTTTTTCATTATTATCATCACGATTAATATTTATAACATTTGTTTGTTCTTTTAATAATTTAACATCGTCATACCAATTTACATTAGGATTTGTATTGAGTAAAAAAACATCATGTCCTAGAACTTTATATGTTTCTAATAGTGCGATTGTTGTATTTGCGAGTCCTCCACTAAACATGGAAAACTGGCAAGTAGATAGGATTCCAATCCTCATATTTCTTAAATAATTAAGAAAGTATTATTTAAACCCACTATGAGCTAATAATTTCTTTCCATTTTGTTTGAACCGAAGGATTATAAGGGCTGTGTGTCCATATTAAAGTTTGGGCGTGAGATTTATATGTTTCAAGAATCTGCGTATGATTACGTGTCTGATTTAACATTTTACCAATATTATCTAAATCTGATCCACTGTAATAATATCCATGCTGTTTCCAACTATCCGCATTATGTAACACGGGATAACCATTGTGTAATAGCTCAAGTGTCATATAGTTATATTCATTATTAATTTGATGAAGTAAGAATATGCCATATGGATAGATTTCCATTGTTTTCTGAATATCATTACGACCAGTCATAGTTATTTTATTATCTTTTACCAAATCCAAATTATCCCAGATATTCTCTTTGAAGAATGGTGTCATTAAAAGACGTTCTCCATTCATTACAACAATTTGACCATCCCAGTTTGGATTATGTCGATACCATCGCTCTAAACCTAGGATTGGAATAACAGATGATTTCTGAAAACTAATATTTGGTTCTGTAATAATAATTGTTTCCTTTTCATTATCAATCCGTGATCTCCATTTTAAATCTTTTGTTGTATTTGAAATAAAACACGGATCCCACACATATGGAACTGTTAAATATTTTTGTTTTTTAGGATCTGTATGATTTAAATAACAAGCATATTCATCATGTTGTTTATAATGAGGAGATACCCATATTTCATCAATTTCTCCAATAACATGATGGGCGAAATTTGTTTGTAAATAAAACATGGGTGTTTCAATATCAATATTTAATATATTTCCAAGATATAATTTATAACTTTTTGCTCCAATCATTCGCAAGAATTTTCTTACAATCGGATCAATAGACATACCAATTTCAATATAAGCAACTACGGGAATAGGTTGTTTTAATAATTCTTCGGCAACAATCATTCTTGTATTACGAATCATGGAAGGAGTGCCTTCAAGAGATTTGGGCTTTTCATTCACAATTAATATAGGACAATATCCCATAGAATCAAACATTTTATACAATATATATACATTTTGAAAGAGTCCATTACAAAAAACATTACCATCATTAATGGCTGCCGTTGCTAGTAAAACAATTTTCCGTTTATGAATCTCTTCTTGGATAATTGGAGCAAAAGGAACTTCTTTTAAAACTAATGTTTCATCACACTCTGTTAAGCCAGGATAAATCATATTTATACTATGTTTTATTTCTTTAGAACATTATTCTACGCAAAGATAGATGTCGGCAATAACTCCTTATAATACTAGTAATTTACCAATTTATCCACCACCAATTATTCCAGGGTTGGCGCTGTGGTTGGATGCTGCTGATGTTAATTCAATGACAATTACAAATAATACTATGAAAGCTTGGAAAGATAAATCATCAAATAATCTTTCCGTAACATTTCCAGTAACATATCCTCCTTATAATACAAATTCATTAAATGGGCTTGGAACGGTAACACTAAATAATAATTTATTACAAGCAACATTACCTTTTACACTTGGTACAAGTAACTATAGTATTATGATTTTATTCAAAGTTACAGCAAATACATCTCCAGGGATTATGTTAGGTTCTGTAGTAAGTGGCGCATCATCAAATAGTGTTGGATTAGGTTATGGAGCAAATTACTATAACTATTTTGAGTTTGGTGTTGCTGGTGATATTAAGTATACTCTTGGTTCAAATGTATTTACAACTTTAATAGGTGTTCGTTCATCTGGAAGTAACTATTTTTATGTAAATGGAAATAGTGCTTTATCAAATGTGCCGGCTACATTAAGTATTAATTCACCATTAGTGAATATTGGTGCTGTAGATACTCGTGCTATTTATATGGTTGGACAAGTAGCAGAAGTTCTTTTATATTCTAATGCATTTACAACAAACCAGCGACAACAAGTAGAAGGTTATCTTGCGTGGAAATGGGGCTTACAGAATTCATTGCCAACAAGTCATCCTTTTTACAATGAACCATATTTACCAAATACGTTAGCAACACCATATTTAGGATTGAATCCAGTGTCTTCTGTGTTACCTAATATGATTCCAGGATGTGCGTTGTGGTTGGATGCTGCGGATGCTAGTACTGTTGTTTTGAGTGGTAGTAATGTAACACAGTGGAATGATAAATCTGGTTTATCAAATAATACAAAATCTGTTACAGGAATACCAAAATTCACAAATAATGCATTAAATGGTTATCCATCTATTTCTTTTAATGGCTCATCCGGATTTTTTGGTCCGGCTTCTAATACAACATCAAATTTAACTGGATTTTTTGTTGGAACAATGAGTAATGGTGTATACTTTACAGGGAGAGCATTATCTCTTGGTAATGCTGGACAATTTGATTATAATACTGCTTCAAATATTAATCTTTTGAGTGCAAATACTCCCCCTACAATTTGTTGGTTTCGTGGGAATCAATATGTAAATTATAGTATTTCATATAGCGTCCCTTTTATCTATTGTGCTACATTTAATGGAATATCGGGTAGCCTTTATTATAATGGATCATTTAAAGGTTCAAATGGTTCAACTGGAACATTTAACTATTCAATATATGGTATTGGAATAGAAACTGGTAGTGATGTAAGTTATTGGCTGGGAAATATTAGTGAGGTAATAATTTATAATAGTTCTTTAACAACAATCCAGCGACAACAAATAGAAGGCTATCTTGCGTGGAAATGGGGTCTACAGAAAAATCTTCCACCATCTCATCCAGCCGCTGGACCACCATTACCAATTGTTCGTGTAGGAACATCATCATATCAATGGCAACCTAATACTATTTCTGGGTTGGCGCTGTGGTTGGATGCGGCTGATGCTAGTACTGTAATAAAAAGTGGTGCTAATGTAACACAGTGGAATGATAAGAGTGGTTATGGAAATAATGCAACACAAGCAACAAGTTCAAATCAACCTTTCTTAACAAGTTCTGGTATTCTTTTTAATGGAGCACAGAACTTGAATTTAGCAAATCCAAATGCTCTTGCTTCTAATACAACATTTTCTATTTTTTGTGTTGAACAACGCGCATCTTCTTCAAATACAAATCATATTTTAGCAGGAACAGCTACTCAAAATAATCAGAATTTACATTTTGGTTATGTTATACCTACAGCATTTCGTCTTGGATTTTTTGCTAACGATTTAGATTATACTGTTCCAAATTATTCTGCTGGTAATGAACCATTTCGTATATGGTGTGCAACACAAAGTAACACGGGACGCAGTATTTACTTAAACGGTTCATTTGGTTCTTCTAATAATAATACAACACTTCTTTTATCATGGAATGGAGGTAATATTGGTAAGAATCCTTTTAGCGGAGGTACTAACTATTATTATGGTATTGTGAAAGAGATTATCTTCTTCAAGCCATCTTTATCTAATTTACAACAACAGCAACAAGTGGAAGGTTATCTTGCGTGGAAATGGGGTCTCCAGAAATCCTTACCGAGTTCGCATCCTTACGTTTTATTCCCGCCAGGGTAATTAGTTAGCTAATGTCTTCTTTAACAGCCGCAACACCTTATAATACTAGTAATTTACCAATTTATCCACCACCAATTATTCCAGGCTGTGCATTGTGGCTGGATGCTGCTGATGCTACTACTATCATTCAAAGTGGTGGAAATGTAAGTCAGTGGAATGATAAGAGTGGATATGGACGTCATATGGTTCAAGGAGTAGCAAGTAATCAGCCAATTATTATTAATAATACCTTAAATAAATTACCAGTCATATCATTATCAAATTTTAGTAGTTCAAATTATATGTCATCTATAAATACTTTACCAGTAAATGGATTATCAAATATGAGTATTTATATAGTAGCAAATGCGTTATCTAATTATACTATTGGTGATAGCACACAAACCCCTATTATATGGTGGAATGAAATTGGTGGTTGGGGTCAAGTAGGTGTCTCATTTAGTCAAAGTCAATATGGTTGGAGATTTGGAACTGGACAAACAGCAAATAATCAAAAAGTCAATTTTCCATCAAATATTGGAACATCATATGTATTAGTAGATGTTAATAAATCTAACTTAATTGAAACGCCATATTATAATGGGAGTATATTGGGAACATCTATTACTGTATCTAATACTACTATTGCCAATACATCTAATGTTATATATTTAGGATTAGGCGAAGGTAATACTTTAGGGCATAATAATATTGGTGAAATTATTATATATAATCAAAATATATTAGATAGCCAAAGACAGCAAGTAGAAGGTTATCTTGCATGGAAATGGGGCTTACAGAATTCATTACCGACCAGTCATCCTTTTTATAATGACCCATATTTACCTTATACTTTAGCAACACCATATTTAGGATTTAATTCATTGTGTACTATTTTACCTACTATGGTACCAGGATGTGCGCTGTGGTTGGATGCTGCTGATGCTTCTACAGTTATTTTGAGTGGTAGTAAAGTAATTCAATGGAATGATAAATCTGGATATGGAAATAACTTATCTACTATAAGTGGCACTCCAACCTATAATTCAGTAAATGGATTACTTTTAACACCAACAAATACTGGAATTCTTCAATCATGTAATTATTTTAATATAACGTCAAATACTACTGCATTTATGATTACAAGATTGGCTTCTGTTCCTACAAATTTTTCTTATTCTATAGTATTTACTGATATTGATTCAGGGGGAGGACCTCAAAATATAGGCGATTATTCTATAAGATTTACTACTAATGGTACTCTAATTGGAATATCTGGAAATGCTCAAGATTTTGGAAAGATGAATTATTATGTAAATGGAACATTTAATCCAAATTTTACATCAAATGTATATTTAAGTAATACTATAATTGATGCTGCTAATATTAACGGTTCCTATGGTAATACAAGGATTCAGTTATCATCCGCTTTTTATAGCAGATATATGAATGGATATATATCAGAAGTAATAGTATATAGTAATGCGTTAACAACCAACCAGCGACAACAAATAGAAGGTTATCTTGCGTGGAAATGGGGGCTCCAGAAAAATCTATCAGCATCCCATCCAGCCGCTGGACCATCATTACCAATTGTTCGTGTAGGAACATCATCATATCAATGGCAACCTAATACTATTTCTGGATTGGCGTTGTGGTTGGATGCTGCTGATCCTTCTACATTATTTAAAGATGCAGCTGGAACAACTCCAGTAACAAATAATTCACAAATCCAATTATGGAAAGATAAATCTGGAAGTAATAATAATGCTTCTAATACTCAAACATCAATATTATATTATTCAAACGGAATTAATTCTCTTCCTACAATATTTTTTCCAGGAACGCAAACAACTGGATTTTCCCTATCAGCTGTAAAATTACCTAATGGATCATCGGATGCTAGTTATTTTTTTGTAATTAATAAAAATAATAGTCCAATACAAGTATTCTTTACTCATGGATCTAGTGCGACAAATTTAAAACAATTTTATGCCAGTGCTGGTCTAGCAATAGATAAATCTGGGGTAGCACTTATTAGTGATTCAGTAACTATAACAAATAACAAGATTATTGTAAGTTGTACAGAAACATCTCTAACCACTGGTGTAAATGGATGGAGAAATGGTACTCCTTTTACCAATAATGGAGCAACAACAACATGGAATGTTGGAACAACAGCTGCTTGGTTGGGTTCTGGTGGTGATACTGGGTCAAGTTATATATATGGTGGATATATATCAGAAGTAATAGTATATAATAGAGCATTAACAACAACCCAGCGACAACAAATAGAAGGTTATCTTGCGTGGAAATGGGGTCTCCAGAAATCCTTACCGAGTTCACATCCCTATGTTTTATTATCGCCAGGATAATTAGGCAATGGCTTCGGTGTTAACTGCAATAAGTCCATATAATCAATCAACCAATTATCTATTTAATCCAAATATAGTTTCAACATGTTCTGTATGGTTAGATGGTCAAGATAGAACTACAATGGTATTTAGTGGTAATAATGTTACAACTTGGAAAGATAAATCTGGAGCTAATAATCATGCAACTGCTTCAGGATATATATCAAATATCCCTTGTATAAATGGTTATAATGCTATGGCATACCCTGGCGTGACAAGCACATTTTTTAGAGGACCATTAGTAAATACTACAAATGGTTCCGTTACTGGATTTGCTGTTTTAAATATGTTTGCTACATCATATTCTGCGATTCGTGCAATATCATTAGGTGTTTCAACAACTACAGATTATAATAATGTGTTATATACTGGTCTAATAGAACGAGGAGGTTCTGGATTAAATTCATATCGTAATTTGACCAATGGAGCGACTGCGAGTTATACTACTGGAACACCGGCATTAGTATGTTCTATATATGATGGAACAAATAACTACTTTTATGTAAATGGAAATGCTGGAACACCAGTTGCTTCATCAGGAAACTTCGGATATTCGAATTATGAAATTGGATCAGAATTTGGAGAAGATACGGTTTCGGTAGTTCATTATGATGGTTATATTGGAGAAATAATAATGTATAATAAAATATCATTAAATACTCAACAAAGACAGCAAGTAGAAGGAATTCTTGCTTGGAAATGGGGGCTTCAAAGCCAATTACCAGCATCCCATCCATATTATAATAACGCATATATATCAAATTCATATCCTATATCATATTTTCCACCTAAATTAAATCCAACAAATGTAATTCCTTCACTCACAATTCCTTCAAATATTACACAATATATTTATAATCCAGCACAGATTCCAGGGTTGTCGCTATGGTTGGATGCGGCTGATGCTACTTCTATTATTCAGAGTGGTGGGAATGTAAGTCAGTGGAAAGATAAGTCTGGGAATGGAAGAAATGCTACACAAATATCAAATGCATACAGACCAACATATATGGGTCCATCTGTTGGTGTATCATTTAATGGTGTATCATCTCAATATTTACAATATTCAGGGTCAATTGGTGGACCACAAACAACAATATTTTTAATTTGTAGTCAATCAATATCTACTACTGGAGCAAGTTTATTTGGTATTTATGGAAGCACAGATACTTCATCAGGCACCGGTAAGGTAATTGGATCAATATTTGCAGACAACACAATGTACGTATATGGAGCTAATGGATATTATGCAGCGAATTATCCAGCATCAGCACCATATCCCACCGCAATGTTTGAAGATTGGATGGATAGTACTAATGCTACAGGTTCAAGATATTATAATGGAAATTTCCTCACTACTGGTAGTGCCCCATTATATAATAGTTCATTAGGATATATATTGGGAGCAAGATATGCTATAGTCGTTACATCACCTTATGTTACTGGAATTATAAATGAAATAGCTTTTTATAGCACAATCTTAACAACAAACCAGCGACAACAAGTAGAAGGCTATTTAGGATGGAAATGGGGACTCCAGAAATCCTTGCCGAGTTCTCATCCTTATGTTTTATTCCCACCAGGATAATTAGGTGATGTCAAATCAAACGTTTATTAAAAAAGATAGAATATCATTTGCTCAAAATTTAAATGAAACCATTGTATTGGCTCCATCTAATATTACTACAAATGCTTTGTTTATTGGGCCTAATTCAGCAATTAATTATGATAATAACTCTAATGTTATAAATATTAATACTTTACAGGGTGTAACATTATCAAATCAATATATTTATGCTGATGGAACATATTTATCAAATATCCCGACTACTAGCGGTGTTAGTCAATCTAATTTAAATTCTACAATTAATGGATTGGGATCACTAGGTTATATTTCTAGCACTCAACTAGCTTCTACAGTCCAAGGATTAGGAAATATTTATACTTCTACCGCAGCATCTGGCATTACACAAACGGTTCTTAACTCTACTATAGTAGGGTTAGGAACTTTTGCTTATGTTTCTTCAGGATTAACACAAACCATTTTAACATCTACTACAGTTGGGTTAGGAAATCTAGGATATATTTCATCAAGTCAACTAGCTTCTACAGTAACAGGATTGGGAAATATTTATACTTCTACTGCAGCATCTGGCGTTACACAAACTGTTCTTAACTCTACTATAGTAGGATTAGGAACTTATGCTTATGTTTCATCTACTCAACTAACTTCTACCGTCCAAGGAATAGGTATAACAATTCAATCAACAAATACTGGGTTAGGAACTCTAGGATATATTTCTAGTACACAACTCACTTCTACAGTATCTGGACTAGGAGCATCTATTAATACATCTCTAGCATCTACTACAACTGGTTTAGGAAATCTAGGATATATTTCTTCTTCACAACTATTATCAACAAATATAGGTTTCACTGCTAGTTTAGTATCATCTCATATTGGGTTAGGAAATCTAGGATATATTTCTTCTAGCCAACTATATTCTACAGTCCAAGGATTGGGAGATATTTATTTATCAACAGCAATTACTCAACCATTATTAACATCTTCATTAGTAGGATTAGGGAGTCTAGGATATATTTCTTCTACACAACTCATTTCAACAGTAAAAGGGTTAGGCAATCTAGGTTATGTATCAAGTGCTACATTGGTATCAAGTTTATCAAATTGGTCATTATATGCAGCAAAATCTGATGTTAATATGGGTGCTAACAATATTATTAATATTGATAATATATATCTAGATGCTTCTTGGTATTCTATTCCTGGCTCAGCAGAATTTGTAAATGTAAGATGGTCTCCCAGTGGTTATTTTTCTTATAGTAATAGTCTTACTTTTGATTTTGTGGCTGTTGCTTCAGATTGGAGTTATTTTTATCCTTTACAAGATATTGATATGTGTAATTTTAGTATTTATGATATAGCTAATATTTATGTTAATACTATTCATGTTGATTATATTAATGCTAAAAATAATAGTATTGTATTTTTTCCTAATGATCTTGAAGCATGTAATATTCATATAAATGCTATTAATGTGTATAATGATTCTAATATTTCATTTAATAATATTATTAATATGAATAATAATGACATTAAGAGTATTCATAGTATATCTGGATATATAGGGTATCCAATAGGAATTAAATCTGATGTTGATATGTGTAATTATAATATTAATGATGTTAATGCTATAACAGCTGTTATTGTATCTTCAATACAAACAAATACGGGATTATTATATGCTTCTTCTATTACTGGAGATGGATCTCAGATATATAATTTGTCAGCAATATCATCTAGTAGTTTAACATCTAGTATTGTAGGGTTAGGAAATCTAGGTTATATTTCTAGCACCCAACTATTTTCAACAGTCAAAGGATTGGGAGATATCTATTTATCAACAGCAATTACTCAACCACTATTAACATCTTCATTAGTAGGACTAGGAACTCTAGGATATATTTCTTCTAGTCAATTATTATCAACAAATATAGGTTTTACTG